TGTTCCCCATCGCATGTCACAATACGACTTTATTTCTTGGTATCCCTTATTCGTGGCATAATTACAGATAGTTTTAAATAATCTACTGGCTCCACCAACTACCGTTATTCCTAATTTAGGTGCCATTCTTTTTAGTTCCAGTATTTTCTTACCTTTGCTTGTGTGAAATCGAGAAGGAAGTCCGACAGAAGCTGCATACACTAAGGTATCATTGTAATACAAACCATATGTTATTTGGACACTCTTTATGGCACCCTGTAAATGATTCTGTCTAAAAAACATACTGCTCTCTTCTTTGGGAACTATCCTTACTTCACATTTTCTAGCAAATGCCTTAGTATTTGTGATACCTAGCGCATGACCTATCCGTGAAATACAAATATCCCTATGATCCCGCCACTCGTCCTCAAAAATCGTTATCAACCTGATTCCCTTCTCATTACAAGCCTTCATTTTATTATAGTGGTAGGACGATTCTATGCGTTCTTGGCTATCAGAGTGCCAATATAGCCCACAATATTCTACAGCCAGCTGGTGGTCAGAAAAATACACATCTAATTCATGTGGTGCTATTATAGTACGCGTCTTTATTGGGTTAAACTGCTTGAATGTTTCCTTCACTTCCAATTCTCCCTTAGAAGTTGAAGCGGGATTACAGATGGGGCATCGATGTCCTCTTTCCCAGATTTTCCAGGAGGTACTATTATTATGCCCCTTCGAACAGGTATAAAATAACTCTGTATTATTGTCTTCATATAATGTTGTGTGAAGTTGATAGTTTTCAGTCTCGAATGACCTCCTCACAACTTCTATCGTTATCTTACCATTATTTCCAAAACACTTTCCACACCGCTGCCTGCCAACTTTCCAGGCACGATATGTAATCTTATGATCGTGCCCTTGTGGGCAGAGAAAATTTATTACTATCTCTTCGGGGAGATTCCTTTCAATTTTTAGAACCTTGTAATCCTCTTTTTCAAATGCCTGTATTATTTCTTGATTTTTCTCCTCCAAGCGAGTCTGTACTAGCTGCTTTTGATTGCAACTATTTATTACACCATACCGTATTTGATTTGTTCTACGAGTCTGTTTGACCTTACATTTGGTATGTCGTATATTTCGACCTTGCACAAATAATTTAAATGGTGTATTGTCCTTAGAGAGATCACATTCAGGACATTTGTGAATTATAGGCTTAGGGCTACCCTGGCTTAAGTTTTCAATGTCATAACCATATTTACTCTTTGTCTCTTCAAATAATATCAGGTTTTTTAGTTCAGGCCCCAGGAGACTATGATCAAAGTGACTGGAACAAATACTCACATCCACCGACTTTTCTTGTCTTCTACATCCACGACACTGACCTTGAGAACTATGAGAAACTACATCCCAGGTTCGACCGCAACTTCGACATCTATTCCAGATTGTACGATCTCGCAATTGAACTGTTTTCATGAATATCCTCCTAAAAAGGATATTGTAGAATTTCTAAATTTGACACCTAAAAACTCACATTCCAACTATTTTTCTAACGACCCAGCCGAATCAAAAAAGAGAGGGGCTCGTGAGAACCCCTCTCCTTCTGTAACTAACGTAGATATCAGCTATTATGCATTAGATGCAGAAGCGATACCTCTTGGATTCACAATCCCAATCCCTATAATTTCACTGACAACCCAACCGAGCTTCAATTGTTTCGGTTCGTCAGCGGGCAGCACCTCAATGTCCTGGCGAATTGGCATTACACCAACGAACTCAGGCTCAGCAAGAGCGTAAACTGTACCTGTTGGCACAATCTTGCTGACGATCATGTCGGCACCCCAGATCTGGCCGTAAAGACCAGTCTGAAGAACTTCGCGAGCCGTTACCGGGTCGAAGCCGCCGTATAGAGGAGCAGCAAGTGCACCAGCTGGACCAGCGCCTGGCTGGAAGTTGAAGGCCAATAGGTCGGTGAACTGACGAATGTGCATAAAGTACTTCGCAGTCACGAGATCCCACTCATCAATGAGCTGCTTCATATTGAGCAGATCAGGCATGGTGAGACGGCCACCAGCGCCAGTTGCGAAACCAACGCGAGCGTTTTCACCACCGAACCCAGCGGCAACGTCGGATGCGAAATCGACGGCTGAGAAGATGTTGGCATCTTCCTGGGCCTGGATTTCCTGCCGAGCCTTTTGCTGGGCACGATCAATGACGTTGAACCGACGCCGCTTGACCTCTGCGATGCGGACGGTTGGATTCGAAACGACCTCAAACTCGGGGACGTTTACTCTCTCACCGTACACGCGGGACTCAGGAACTGAACCATTGGTAGCAATGATACAGGCCGCGACATCGATATCCTTGTCGTAAACTGCAAGAGCACCCTGGGGAAGTGGATCCACCACAAGGGCCTTACGGCCTACACCCTGGTAATCCAGGTTTCTACGAATTGGGTTTGCCATAGCCTGACCTAGGGCAACCTTACCCTCAGACGACATAAGTGCCTGAGCGAGCATAGCTTCCTTCTGTTCATCGGAAAAAGAAGGAGCATCTGACTCGACTGCAGCACTATTCGGACCGGACAACATATTGGCATACTTCAGTAGGCCTTGAATTGCTTCGGCTCTGCCGTGTGCATTAAGCTGACCGGAGTTATTGAATGTACTCATCGTAACTCCTCCTTAACTCTTAAACCTAAAGACCATGAAAATTCGACCGGCTGGCAGCGGCTGCACTCTTGGAATGAAGAAGCTGTCAAAATCGTTGACATGAGCAAGCCCACCAACGAACCGACGAATGAAAGTACCGAGCTTAATCCCAGCGACGTCAGCCTGGAGTAGACCAGCTGTACCGGCAGGATCAACACTTAATGGTGTACCAACTGCCGTTGTGGAAAGATCGGCACCGAGCGTATTGTCGGCAACATCCCAAACGTCAGTTACGAATGTACCCTGGTCGAGCCAGAGTGTACACTTACCAGAAGCCAGAGTTGTTGGTGGGCCTGTTGGCCGACCTGTCTCTGGTGTTACGCCTGTGGCGATAGAGACACCTATGCCATCTACCATGCGGCCCTGAGCTGCTGAAGTTGATTCGTCAATGAGACCAACCAAATCAGTATCCGTTGGGACGTTGGGATACAACCTCACCTCGGGAATATGCAGCGGGAGCAGCGCAACGGTATCAGCAAGGAATCCTACCATTCCACCTTCAACTGTGGCACCAACATGAAGCTTAAACTCTCCATGAGGCGACCTCTCGTGTGCATGAAGTGGGAATAGCATTGTTTCACCTCCTATAGTGAACGCTACTTTAACCAGTAGTCCCTTTTCAGACTACTCTTGAAATGTTCTAGATCACCTTTAGAGTTCTGTTTGAACCAGACCTCTAATAGATATCTTTGCATTAAATCGTCTTTTACATTTGCTGGCAGCATTTTTACCAGCGTGTCAAGGATTCGGTCGATACTACGGTATTTTTCGATCTTCTTCAGTGCTAGCTCTCTATCGAGGCCATATCGTTCGTAGTCGAATTCTTCCTTGAACTTGTTTACTTGATCTTCGCTAAAATCGGGACTTGTATGAAACTCAATCCCTAGACGAGGAAAGAAGTCCAAAACTAATATTGCATCATGACTTGCATCTTCTTTTAATTTTTCTGAAGAGTGTTTTACGAGGAAATCTATTATTTCTTCCACACTATTCAGGTCATCCGTCCAGATTGCACTCATTCCTCACCCTTATACCTAAACTATCAATACATTTATAGCAAAAATTATGTATATATTTAGTTATTTAGATGCTGTAGGCCCTGCAGCATTGTTATCCATTCTTTCAGCCACTTTGTCGGCAATCTTTTTGATCATATCTTCGGTCAACTTTGCTTGATCGCTGGTAAAAATCTCGGTTGACCCTAGATATTCTACAAGTAGCTCGAGGCCTCGAGACGCCCTTTCGTGGGCCATATTGCAAATCATAATAATCTTCAACTTTTTCTGTAGTTCTTCATTATTACTCGACTTCGCCCTCTTTAGAAATTCTTGGTTGAAATCAAAAAGGGCCTGCTCGTCGACCTTCAAACTCTTGAGATCATCAGCGACCCGTTGGGGCACTTGGCAACCAGCCAGTGTCACACAAAAGATTGCTGTAATCAAGAGTAAGAACTTCATTACAAATCGCATCATTTCTTTCCCCTTCCGCTAATCCAAGTAGACTCTTCAAGCTACTTGCTTGCATAAAATCGATAACATTTACAATGTAGCCAACATTCTTTTCAGAGCCGAAATAAATTATTAATCGGTTAGTAGCCGCTGCCATGTGGTCATATCGCTGTTCCACATCCATGGTTTTGGTAGCCAAGGCCTCTGCTTGCTTGTCATTCTGTGGCTTCACACTTAACAGCAACATACTTGAAACCCTCTTCTGGATCATTATATTCTCTTTCACCATGTTCAGGTCATCATTGACAGCCTGAGGTGTTGTACATCCAACTGCCAGAAGTAATAGTGGCAAAGCCAATAATACTAACTTTCTCATTACACCTCTTTCCTTTCCGTCATACTATTTTCATTCCTAAGCTTACTGCAACCTGCAAAATCTTGAGAGTGACACTTACAATTGACTTACGCTTGTTGTTTGTGTCGATTACCGTTCGTAACTCATTAAAGATTTTTTCAACATCTTGTTTACTAAGAGTAGCAATAAGCTGATCAAGTTCCTTGTCTGAAATCTTGGACCAATCTACCTCGATACCCTCTGGAAAGTCGTCGAAGAAATCGTCACTCATTGCCCCCTCCTCGAAAATCCCGATAATAATTTCCTTGTGTCTTATTTTCCATGCGTGCTTTCCGCATCATATCTAATGCTTTCTGACGCATAATCATCAGCCGCCGAAGCGTGCCATCACTCTTTGAATTCAGGGTCTTTTTCTCTTCCTCAGTTGTATTTCCCATCACAATCGCCCCGTTAGCTAATCTCGTCCTCGGCTGTACTTGACACCTATAATATTCTTCTTCTGTTTTAAATTTTGGTGGATTTTGTGCATGCTGATGGTGAGCATTCATTTGGTCAGTTCGTTCCACGATCATCTTGTTCATCAGAGGCATTATATTCCTCGGTGTTGCCTTGATATGGATAAACTGGTCATTTGAAATGGGAATAAAGTCTTTTGTTTCTTCAGACATATTATAGCCACATGAACTCGATGTCATTGATCAAAACAGATGGTGGAGCAGTAACAATGCCAATAATTGGACCATTAGGCTCAGTAGTTACACGACCATCTCTACCACAATACAATGGTGCCGTCAGGGGATATTCAACTACTGGATCAAACTGATCTGTTGAATAAATCCCACGGAAAATATGAACACTTACCTTTCCACTTCCCGCTGTGGTGTCTTCTCCAGGTAAATCTGGAATCTGGAAACTATACGAGACAAATACTTCAAACCCTGTTTTATTTGGATCAAGTGGATCGATAGTATTAAGGATGCTTCCTGCAGGAACCTGAACCACGCCATTGCGAGGATTGAGCAGAACATCCATAGAAGCGGCAAAAGTACTGGGAATAATGTTTGTGTTGTTTAGAAATCCCATCGTATCGACTGTTGATATGAGATTACCATAGCCATCTGGAACACCAGTGGCCTTGATAAATACTCTCTCGTCAATCGATGGCTTACTGAACGCTTCTGTTTTTACATCATCAATGATACCAATTGGTGGAATGTTGCAGCCATCAGAAACTGTGGCAAATATGTCTCCACCTAGCTCAATGAGCCCTGCGATCATACCCGCCTGGAATTCTACTGTAGGATCTATGGGCCAGCTATCAGTTTGTATTGAGGTGTTTGTGCCTCAATCTTCTCCTCGTTTCCAAGGAGTGTCGGACTATATCATCATCCCATTAGGATGTCGGGCGCTCGTGTCGGTTTTATTGTTAGGCTCAACCGTTAGTCTCTGAACATTCTCAACTCCCTTATCCCAAGTTGAGCTTTGCTGCTGATTGCCATTAAAGGTTTCCAGCAATTCACCCGATTCTTGTGCTCTATTATTACTAATAAAGGGACCCTGGTCTATTTGAGTCCATGTGTGTTGCCACTAGTGTATAGTGGTCTTAGTGTCACATAACACCTCCTTTACTTTCACTTTTATCTTACTAATCACACTACCATTTAGCAAATCTTCATAGTACAATGCCATAAAAGGATATTGTGGATTAGATTGGAAGAAAGCGATTTTTTTCTTGGTCTTCAATTCATATTTGGTAAACCTTACATTATTACTCACTTTACGTGCCCGCAGGTAACCAAAGTATTCTATATAAATTTGTTCATTAACAAGAAAATCTGGTATAAACCCATTTCTTTTATTGAACCATAATTTCTTCTTGTTTTTAGTATACCGAATTCCAGCATCGAATAATAGATTAGCAATAATTGCTTCATCAGTCGAATAGTATACTACACCATCTTTACCCTTACGATGAGCAACAGCAGCCTCGTATCCTGCAATCGAGCCGTACCTATCCTCAATACGCTTTAAATGAATCTGTTTGTTGTGTGTTTTATTATATTTTTTCTGAATTCGACTAGTTGCCTTGAGGCCCTTATCAGTCATTCGCCATTTATCATATCGCCTCTTAGCACCTTTCTTTATTTCCTCCAACGTTGGTTCAGGTGCCTTTATTTTTAATCTTTGTGCCTTCTTATAAATAGCCTCAAGAGTGTAGTGTGGTAAAAGTCTGTGGACCTTTTCTGGCACTAAGAAAGGATAGTTATCTCTTAGAATCTGTTCCTCATTCTTGGTCCACTTTCGTACCACATTCACTCCTTATTATTTATCCTTTTTATTATATCACTATTTAAAATAAGAAATCACCAAAGATTATAGGATATGGAGGTCGAGCATATTGCTCAACCTCCACCCCAATAATTTTTTATTACAGAACTACAACTGAAGTAGTCTTGCGGGTGACGTAGGCGATTTCGGTATCATCATTGGCAAATACCTTCTCACAAATTTCGGCAATACCCTCTCCAAATCCTTGCGGATCGATGACCCATTTACGATTCTTTGCCCCAACTATTCCAACCTCTCCTGGAGACTTTCGACGAGGTGGATTCACCAACACATCATATAGAACATCCGAATGCACTGCTTCGAGATGTGCAGCCACATCGCTTGCAGCTACAAACTTATTACAAATATTGCACTTGTAAACTGATGGCGCTAGGTACCTTTCCTTCAATACTTCGAAGCTATCTAGATCGGCATCTGGGAGCCGCACAAGCTGAAAACAAGGATTGTCGCGTTCGCATGTTCCCCAACCGTAACCATCTGGACGAACATCAATAATGTCACCAACATCGTAGTCACCCAGATCGCTATTGCAAAGTAGAAATTCCATTTGTTTACCTCCTTAAAGATTAAGCCACATTATAATTGTCTGGATCTATCTCAATTCCATCGTCAACCATTCTACCTGTTGATTTGTCGACATTTTCTGGCACATTTAAAGAACCTGGGAAACTACCACATCCCGAGACCTTGAACAACTTAGAGGAGTTCTTGTATCTTGCCGTGTAGTTCCAACAGATTGGTATATCATTTTCAAAAGCACCAATATCAAAGGCACTAGATTGTGGTCTAGCCGTGCCAACAATGTCGTAAGTAATTCCAAGACTTGTTAAGTTAGCGCCATTGTCGAGAAGCTTATTTGATGGTGATACAACCAAACGGAGATTTTCAGAACCTGATGTTATGTCGTAGAACGTGGCTGTAGAATAAGGAACACTACGAAGATTGGCAGTAACCGCTTCAGTATTTGAGGTAGCATCATTAGCGCCCTTATTCAGAGTTGCACCACCCTGGTTTACATATATTGAATTAGCCCTATAGTAGTTGTTCTGGGAGTTTAACGTTCCAGAGCCACCACCCATCACTATTGCCTGTGATGATGATGATAAGGAAACAATCGTGTTATTATACAGGGTCATGGTACCATAGAGATTAACTATCCCATAGTTTGGGGCAGGAGTTAAGGCCTCATTAATTATAACACAATTTTTAAGTGTTGCCAAAGTTGCATGACTTGCCAATACAACATTACTTGCACTAGCACCACCTGCACTACTTGCAATTCTTATAATACAACTATCTACCACAACCACTTTATTCCCAATAGACAATGCTGGGTCCGTATACTCACCATTTGCTGTACATTCTAGCTGCATACCCGTAATATGCATGTCAACAGTGCTGGTCGAAATACCAAGACCTGCAGTTGAACCATATGCTTTACTTGTACTCCATACACCAGTATGCTTGTGTCCTGCAGCAGCTCGAATTTCTAGATAATGTGTTGTATCTGTGGTCCAACCGGCACTGAATGGAATTGTTCCAGTTAAACAATTACCGGTACCATATACCTCTGCAACCTTAATCTTGTCGGCGGCAACGAGATCGCCGTTAGGAATCGTCGGGTAGGTATTAGCTCTTTCTGCTAGATCCCAAGCATTTAAACTTGTATAATCTCCACCACCCCCCGGCATAATTGTTTTGATTTCTGTAGTTGTCATACCATTCTCCTTCTGTTCAATCCTGCACTATTTTGTGTTGATAAATTTGTGAGGTCCTTTTTATTTGTCATATGGTTTTGGACTTTCACGCTTGGATTTACCCTTCTCTGTACAACTCTCGTAGCTTTGGTTGACAAATTCACCTATTATTCGACGAACTTTATCAATGCTTTTGAGGTCTGTCTCAAGAATTATCAAACATTTTACTCCTACTTCACTATATTTTTGGGTAATTTTCTCCTTTTCAGTTGAATCTTGGTGCCAATAACTTCCAAAATATTCAATTACCTTCTTTGTTCTGTGATAGGGTCTTACAACAAAATCTGGATTTTTAATTGTACCATCTTTGAAATTTATAAAATGCTTACCATAGACTTTTGAGACTCTTCAAAATATGTTATTCCAGAAACAATATCTCCTAATTGTTTTTGGCTTGCCATTATACTTTAATCCTTTATTTCATAAGGCTTGGGACTCTCTCTATGGCTTTTGCCCTTTGAAGTGCATCCCTCGTATCCTGGATTCACATAGGAACAAAACGTTTCCCAGGCCATGGCGTAACTTTTTGCATCAGAAATCTCTGGGTTATCCCGACGGATAGCATCAGCAATCTCCACAACCTTTGCTGGCTTTCCACCATGATCATCCTTCTTTTCTGCGGCTGATTTTGTGAAAGAACGAATCTTCACCCCTGCAATCTCTCGTTCAATCTGTTGCAAAACTTTGGGGTCTAAAATCTCACCACGCAGCTCACCTTCTACCCAGTTGAGGTCAATTTTTCCCTCTGTATCAAGTCTCTTTGCTCTCTCACGAGAGATTTGTCTCACAGGCTTACCATCCTGATACAGGGTGATAAAAGAGGGTCTATCCACAGGTCCTTGTATACCTGTTGGATCGACCAATCGTGTTTTCCGAGCCTCCTGCTCCTCAGCCTTTTCTTTTGCTGCTCCACCTAATGGAACTGAAGTATATGGATCAAATGGACCGGGCATGGCTGCCTTCTTTTCCTTTGCCTTCTTTCCCTCTTTCTTTTCCATTTTCTTCAATTCGCTGTGTTCCATTACATCCAATTTCTTGTAGTAATCATCATCTTCCGCCAAATGATCTGATGCAATTTCTTTTGCAAGTTCCTCATCATTGGTATGTTCCATCTCGACTTTGGTGCCCTTTTCAAGTTCTTCAGCATCAAATTCTTCGTCTGGCTTACTATCAGCTAAACCACCTTCAATCTGGTCATCACAAGCTTTTTTAGCTATTCTGGCACCTGTCCATGGACTACCAGAAAGCATCTTAGCACAATATGTGCAATATTGTGGCTTCTCTTTCTTATTTCGATCATATAGCACATCTGCACCACAGGATTGGCACTTGAGGATACCTATCTCTCGTCCAGAAATAGGTGGCTCTAGCCTTTCGTGTAGAATCTTTTCAATCTCTTCTGGGGTGAGTTCTGTGCTTGTTGGTGCTTGAGCTTCTTTTGTAAGCTCGGCTAATGCATTTGTAATTTCATCAGCGGCTTCAATTTGACCCTTCTGGTCGAGTGTATCAGCCACTTTTAGAAGCTGTATAATTGTTTTAGCTGAACAGCCACACGACGCACAAGGAACACCTTGTGGACCTTCTGGTATCAAGCGTTTCTGCATGTTCGTTAATTTGTCCTCCATGTTAAATCCCCTACTCTTGCCTCCCTGGAACGCTTGGGGAAGCTGATCAAGATGATTCTCTGGAACGATTAGGAGAATAATCTCTTGCTGCATCTTCCCAGGAAGTTCAACAAATTGTGCCTTCACTACGTTAGACACTTCATCAGCTTCCTTTATCTTACCCTTATTGAAAAGGGACTCGCCAACTCTATATAAGGAGATAATCGACTGAATAGCAAAATGTTTCTTGGCAAACTCGTCTGCAATCTGACGCTGTTGAGGAGACATGTGAAGATAAATTTCACGTGCTTGATCAAAATCTTCATTTACAAGAGCCTCTTGATACAACTCAACTGGACTCTTATTAATCACTTCTTCTGTCTGCTCAATAATATTAGGAATCTCATTGGCCACGATGGTCTTGGTAAGTTGATTGGCTACATCACTCATACCCCTTTCTTGCAACTTAGCAGCAAGGGCAAGAATCTTTTGAGCAGCCATAGCTGCTACTGGCTTCATGTAGAATAGATCAGCATACTTTTTTACCAAATCGATCAACTCTGCAACCTCAAAGTCTTGTTGATCAAGATAGTGAAGTACCTTACCAAAATTTTTGAGAAAATCTTCAGTTTTATTGCGCAGATCTTCCCGTGGTACTTCAGTGTTTCGTACTCGCTTGAACTCATCGAGGCTACGCGCAAAGGGTATAAATACTCTCATTGAATCTGGAGGAAGATTCAATGAATTGTGTTGTGTAATGAGACTTTCAGCTGGTTCAATTAGTTCGTTGAGTTCTCCTGTCTCTTGTTGTTGTTGTGGAAGCTCTTTTACTAGACTCACATCTTCGGCCGGCACATCCTTCTCAATAACAGCCTCAGTGTCAACTCGCTGTGCTGTTTTGATTTTCTTATCCATGCATCCTCTCCTGTCTCTTATCACTTGCTTTTGAGTTGGTGTCATCGATTCATAAATTCTATGCGCCTTATTATGCTCACCTCGCAGGAGAGCATCATCATATTCTTGGAAAGTTACTTCGTCTTCTTCTCCTGTGTAATCAGGATGAAAAACAAGTGGATCAACTTGATAGCCCTGCTTATTTAGATAAAGAGCCATTTGATAAGCCTCGTTGGCCGAAAGAGCATTTTGGATGCTAAAGATTTCCAAAGCATCGGTGGGATTCTCGTCAGCGGTTTGCATGTAATCAACAAACTTAACTACAAGATCACCAATCCGTTGATTATACTTCGCTGCTTCCCTTTTCACTTATTTGCTGTTGCTCCTGTTGTTTAAGAAGTTTTTGTTGCTCCAACCACTTCTTCCTCTTGACTTCTTCTTCTACCTTCTTTTTATATGCTTCACTTGCATTTTTGATAGCTCTTGTTCCACTATACCGAGCTACATTTTGCAAGGAACCAATAGCCTCTGCTATATGTTCACTTGCTGTGTTGCCTTCCTTATCCAAAAATATCTGCACCTGACTCAAAACATCTATTGTTTCACGTAGCAAATGAAGATAATTGGTCTTACTAACTCTTCCTCTTCCCATTTATTTCTCCTTATTTGCAGAAGTTAGAACGTCCATATAACGACTAAAAAATCGATACATTTTTGTAAATAAAAAAAGAAAGGGGTGTTAGTTTAGAACACCCCTTTCTTTATACAATCCTCAGTAAGTTATTTGATTGATTATGACCAATCAAGCTTGCTCAGATCGGTACCGAGACTCTTCTGATTGTCAATAACTCCTACGCGGAGTGCACCAGCTGACTTCACGAGAGGCTTCTCTACCTTCGCATCCTTGACCACATTAGTGTGCTCAATGACATCCTCAAATGCCTCAAAACCAGTCGTGTCCATGCCAACCAGACGCTCCACCTGCTCCTCGAGAGCGGCAGGTGTGCTCTCAACCTGACCGATTGCTTGTTGCTTCAGAGCAACCTTGTATGCCCTCTTCATCCGATTCTTCAACTCGTGGGCCTCCGCTGTGCTCTTCTTGCCAGCAAACTCATCGGTCATTTCCTTACCGAATGCCTTCGCAGCAGGATCAGAAGCATTACCCGTTGAACTCTCATTAAAGAGCTCCTTGTAGTATGTCTTGGTCTCACCATCGACCTCAGCCATAGCCTTCAAGGCCTCATGACGAGCTTTGCGCCGCTCGGACAAAGAAGCCTTCTTCTCATCCTTCTTTTCTTCCTTCTCTTCCTTATCCTTTAGTGCTTTTGTCATAGGCTCTTTCTTGTCGCCATCCTTATCCACATCGAGGAAGTCTGGCTTCTTTTCCTCAGCCTTCACAACCTTGGTCTCTTCCTTCTTCGCAGTAAGCTCACCACGAGGCTGCTTTTCAGCAACTTCCATGTCAGCATCCTGTTGCTCCTTCACGGTCTCGATATGGGCATCACCCTCGAGCTTCTCACCTGCAGCGAGTGTATCTGTCCCACCCTTTGGATGGGCCTCACCAATCATATCGCTGTCTGTAAGTCCATACATCTTGGAGAGTTCCGCAGCAAGAGCATACCGTTGAGCCTTGCGCTCAAGGAGGGAAGCTTCCTTCTTCTCTTCCTTCTTCTCGGCCTTATCCTCTTTCTTTTCTTCCTTCTTATCTTCCTTCTTATCCTCTTTCTTATCCTCTTTCTTATCCTCTTTCTTATCCTCTTTCTTATCCTCTTTCTCTTCCTTCTTCTCGGCCTTATCTTCTTTCTTCTCTTCCTTCTTGTCCTCTTTCTTGTCCTCGGCGGCTACCTTCTCAATCTTTGGAGAAGCAGGCTTATCCTTACCGAGAATTGTATTTGCCCTCTTGAGAATCTTATCAGCATCGCTAACCGCTTCCTTGGCAACTATTGCGAGTCTCTTGAGAAGCTTTGTGTCTGTCTTTGCCTGCGCCATATCCATCTGCTTGCCAAGACCCTTCAATTCACCTCCGGCCTCATCGAGATCCATCTCGGTCTCAAGGCCTTCGACGCCTGGTTCGCCTTCACCCTCATTGAGAGCACGGAGCGCATGAATAGCATCTTCAATCTTATCAATCTCCTGAACAATCTGCTCCTTCACTGGCAGTTCTTTACCCTCTTCGGGCTTTGGTTCACCAGGAAGTCCCTCACCCTTTGGCATCTCGTCGCCCATTGGAGGAAGTGCTTCAGCTGGAGGAGGTGCAGGAGGAAGTTCCTGTGCCTTCTTGGTAAGCGACTTGGATTGATTAATCTGAGCCTTTACTTCATCAAAACCAAGCTCCTTCACGGCACGAATCAGGTTTTTGCCGTACTCTTCGGAGGCAACCCAGTCCCAATTTGTGATTTGTGGATTCTCTTCGTGGGCCTTGAAGAGATCTTCTGCATATAGTTCCTTAGCAGTTGCGGAAAGAACAGGTGTCTCACCGGCAAATACTGTCCAAGTTGAATTTTCCTTCTTCTCGGCATTAACGAAACGGGCCCGTAGCTTTGCACGCTGAAGTTGTTCCTTTATCTTCAGATCATCATCAGCGAGACCCTCATTACCTGGCTCCATGCCCTGACCAACCATATGTTTATCCTCTTCACGATAATGCTCGTAATCTTCCTTGTCATAAGGCAGAGCTGATGGATCATTAAGACCCCCACCACCCTGGAAGTAAGCACGCTGGAGAATAGACTGACGAATCTTGCGTCGATCCTCGAGACTTGCACGATGGAGCTGCTCCTTCAATGCAAGATCTGGACCCGTGCTCTTGTAGCCAGGGTGCATACCCTCATTACCTGGCTCCATGCCCTGGCCGACCATTTGCTTATCCTCTTGTTCGCGAACCGTTTCGTAATCTTCCTTGTCATAAGGCAGAGCTGATGGATCATTAAGACCCCCACCACCCTGGAAGTAAGCCTTTTTCTTACTATTAGTCATTTTGGATCCTCCTTCGATAATGGTTCCATTATCCTGTATATGTAGCGCTACATTGTCCTCCTTTTCACTGGAAGACGGAATTCCAAGCTTTTGGGCAACCTTCATCCGTGCTGCCCGACGCTGTTGAATTTCATCAACCACGTCATTGGTTTCTATCTTTGAACAACCGCAATTGTCATTTGGACTTTTCTCGGCGAGTAGTTCCTGCACTTGTGCTTGAATCTTCTTTAGTTCATCTCGAATTTTGTTGGCCTCTATCGGATTAATACAACTATTCAACTTGCACTCACGATCCTGAATTTGTTGATTCAAGGCAGCAATAACAGTTTTTATCTTGGCCTTAGAGTCAGCACCATTGCTAACAACCGATATCTCAATAAAATTGAGACCATTATTGATCTCATATACCGAACGACTTCCTGCGCGGGCCAATCCCTTGCCGTCCTTCACATGCTTGCAATAATCGGCCTCTGTCACGGCCTTATTGCCGCACTCAGAACATAAGCTATATTGAACTTGGGTACCCATTGACACATCAGAACTGTATCCCATTTCAATTTGACGAGCTAATTCTGGATATAGCTTTTTATCACAAGCAACCAGAATGTCCACACCTTTTGTGTCTGGATCCCATGTCGCATCAAGGATGATGCCCCGAACTTTTTCAACATCATCACTGGCATGATTTACAAAGAGACCCCTTTTAATAAACGTCTCAAAAGCTCTCCCCCTTCTCTTGCTCCCATCAGGATCAACTATCTCGACCTCTTTGAGTAGCTCGGCCTCTGGAAAGGCATCACCATTTTGATTTACATAAGGTAAAATGCCTTTTTGAGAATGCCAGAGCCCATTTTGCCACTTTTCAACAGATTGACCACATTCTTGACAATTCCCATCCTTGACGAGCTTAATAATATGCCCATCACCATTAAACGTTTTGGTGATTGGGTCATAATTGGCTGCTTCCATAGCATGGATCGCCCTGGCGACAAAATACACAAACTCGTTCGACTTGGGAAATTGACGCTTCGTACTAGCTACCAAGCTCCTGAAATGCTCCATTCTTACCTCTGAATTGAGAGCCACTTCAGGACTTACCAGCTTCGACACATCTAATGTTGCTACCGCATACTTTTTCAGCATATCAAAACCTCGACATATATATTACCCGACGTAATTGGGGATTATCGATAGATTTATGTTAGATTGAGACAGTTTTTCTTTAATAATTTCTACACTCAACTCTTCGTTGTAAACAACACGTATTAGTGTGTATCCCCTTTCTTTACACAAATTTTCCTTGCGTCTATCAAGTTCCTGCCTATATAGAAGCCCCACTTCCCCACCAAACCACTTTACAACCTTGTAGTGTTGTGCACCATCATATTCAAAAGCCAAATTGAAAACACGAACTGAAAAATCAACTCTTTGCAGGCCCAAAAATTCAAGATTGTCTTCTGGCCTTACTTCGTCAAAGAAAATTGACCTAAGTATTTCTCCAAGTTTCTTCTGATTTTTCCGTTCATTACACAACCCACACCCTTCTTCAAGATGATAGAAATTGGTCCATGTAGTGCATCTTGCATGTTCTTTGGGGCATACATATTGAAGATTTGAGTGAGCATTTATGTACTCTGTCGATAATAATTTACATTCTTTCTGTTCAAAAAACAATCTAACTTCTTCTATCGTAGGAGGTTTAGTTTGAGCACAATAGGGACAACCATTGTATTTGCGTTTAGATTGAAAATCTCGCCAGGTAATTTGGTGTTCATGTCCATTATGACAGAGATAGTCGAGTTTAGTACAATTATTAGTATAAACATTTGATAATAGAGTGCATCCTCTTTCTTCAAATACTTTTCTTATTTCTTCAATAGTTTTCTTTCTACTCGGAGAGCAAGAAGGACACCTTTCCCCTCTCCTAAAATCACTCCATCGTATTTCATGTGTATGATGCCAATTACACTCGTACTCTAATTTCGAGTGAGCATCCTTATACTCTTTAGAAAATAAGACATATCCTGCCTTTTCAAAGGCATCTCTTACCTGTTCTATGGTATATTTATGGCTCATTACTCAATTTTTATCCGAATAGGTTCATCACCAAAGAGCTCGTGGGCATACCCCGTCCACTCCTTATAGGCCTTGAAATATTCTTGTGCCTTCTCAACACGCTTAAGAACCTCTTCATACTTCTGACGCTGTGCTCCTTGGGTATGACGCCACTTCATATTCTTAATCATATCCTTGAACTCGGCAATGGATACTTCGTCGAACTCCTTCTTGTCCTTTGGCTCTTCAATCTTCTTCTCCTCAGGAAGATTACTAAAAGGCGTTTCAACCTTAGGAGCCTCTGCCTTTGGAGCCTCTCCATTTAGATCTTCAACCTTGGGAGCTTCTATTTCTGCCTTTGGAGCATCAGTCTTTGGTGCTTCTACCAACTTTTCAACCACCGGAGCAGATTCAACTGGCTCTTCTGCAACTTCAATTGTTGCTGTTGGAACTTCCTTACTTATAAAACCCTGTGGAACCTCCTTCAATCCTTGAAGAAGGTCATCTGCCATTTGGGCCTCCTTGAAGGCTCCCTTGGACTCAAGGCTATCCGCAACTTTCATCAGTGTCTTTACAATACCACCGATCCAGGCCTTCTTGCACTGACATCCCTTGCCTGTAGCAGAATCACATCCACATTCACAATCTTCATGCCCACAAGTAGGGCATTTACTTGCCTTTACCAATCGCTGTGCAGCGGCTATCATCTTGATGATCTCGGTGATTTCATCAGCACTTTCGAAATCACCCTTCTCATCGAGCTGATCGGCTATTTTCAACAGCTCACCTACTTTTGTCATTTCTGTACCTCCCTTAGACGCAGCCAACATTAATTCGGGTTCAGTATGATACTCTACAATAGCTTCTCTTACTGCTTCCTCTGTTTTAAATATAGTTCCTGTAGCAACGTCAATATAACGTGTAGCTTCAGGAAGAATTCTAAAGTTCATTGCAAACCTCTGTAATCTAACATTCTTATGGGCTCTTTTCAAGTTCGAATTTATGAATTGTTGTAATGCTGAACCCTGTAATCCTGAAGAAGATGTAAATGCACCTTCCACAGGAAAAGCCCAAATAAGCTCACGTACTTTCTTGATAATAGCAACCACTTCACGAACATCTATATCAATCTCACCCGTTGCCTCTTCCAGCCAATCTACCCTTGTCGGCTCTATAATAACCTGAGACGGAGCAACGACAGGTGGTGTTCTTTTTATTCTTTCAGGAGAACCTTCTTCAAACACTTCTGGTATCTTTTTGTAGAACTCAACATATTCCTCTGAAGGCTCCAGTTCTTCTGGCTTCCATTCTGGACGCTTCTTTTGAATGTACTCCGTCATGCTGCTCGTGCCAGTTTCCTGCCTTGTCTTTTTCGACATAATGGGAAAGCGCCTGAGCCCATACCAGAAGATATGTTTATTTTCATTTGGAACAAAGGCAATACCACCAACCACATAGCACTCGGTCGCCTTCTTTATTGTGATCGTGGGATGCTCAACCATTATTGTTCTTCCGGCTCTTCTACTTTTTGTGGCTCTTCTTTGACTACTTCTGGATTTTCTGGAAACATTACTTCTACCACTTTTGGATCCTCTGGAAACATTACTTCCAGCTTATGGATCTCTTTTACCTGATCTTCCTCTAATAACCCAGTCTTTATAACTTGGTCAATCTTAGCTGTAATTTGTTTCTCAATCATACTATCTCACCTTAGTCAAATCTTGCCCAGCCACCTGCTCCGAAGTAGATTTTACAACGTTAGCAAACACATGTACAAGGTTATCAAATTCTTGTATCACGCTTGTGAATACTGAATCACCCCCACACAATCGCTTACAACTTTCGTTCAATCTATCAGTAGTATCATACAACATATTTGCATCAACGATAGCCTTCGTGGGATCAAGCTTGGCTTTTTGTGATTCATGCATCCTCTGTACAAGCTGATCTACTTCTCGATTCCAACGATCCATCAATGGTTTACTGAACTTCTTTGGTTTGTTCTGGATAGCTATTTGGAACGCCTTATGTACATTCACTAAGGCGGAACGAAGTGCTGCTATATTCTGCTTTCCAAAATAATCAAACTTAGGTAGTTCTCTATCAAGAATGCTGTGCCACTTTTCAAACTGATAATAAAGGGTATACAGCATTTCATCCTTTTCTGGTGTTTCTGGTACTTGTTCTGGAGTTGGAAGAGGTGCAGCTTCAGCTGGAGGTGGAACTCCACCCATTTCAGCCTCACCACCCTCTAAGGTTGCCAAAGGATCAGCTCCTGGAGCACCGAGTTCTTGTGCATTTCGACGCAAGAACTGATCTAACTCTGTGGCATAGCTCAACAAGCCTTTTACACGCAGATTGTTGATTATGCCAACAATTTTATTCAGCTGACCAGGATCTTCCGGATATGCCATCTCTATAACCATCCTCGCATGTTTAGGACAATACGGAGTGCCATCAACATAATATTTGGCCCAGTCCCAACAGTCATCTTCCTTATACTTCTTATAAGCTACAGGATCAGCGAAAGTTTTTACACTTGGTAAACCTGCATTCCATAGACATTGAATGAGCTGACTTTTACGTATCTTATCAATGCGGACTTGGACCATTAACATCCTCTCTATAAACAGCATCCCCTAAGTAAGGGATAAATATCGATAGGTTTCGTACTTACCAACCTAAATCTTATGCTCCGGGAGCTGGTCCCTTTGGTGCTGCTGGAGGAGGTCCCCCAGGAGCTGGTGTTGGTATCCCACCTGGTGTTGGTGCTGTGGGAACTCCTCCTGCTGGTGGTTTACCTCCCTCACCCACGGGTGCTCTTGGTGGCTTCCCTATCCCACCACCACCACCACCGGGTAAGCCACCCTTTGGAGGCTTTCCCATGGGCCCTCCTGGCATTCCACCAGGTGCCCCAAGCATCTGTTCTGGACTTACAGGAGCTGCTTCGCCCTTATGTGTATCAATAATGGGCTTATCAGGATCTAATGTTTGCAATTCTTCAAGCGACATCTTACCTAATGCCTGCAGTTCTTGTGTCATCATTGCACGATCGATAGCCTCTTTCCGTAGACGCTTCTTTTCCTCTTCATAATCCAAATCCAAAGACTCAAACAATACACAATCAGAAACCTTACCAGGAGCTTCTGGAGTTGCAAGCAAACCAGTAATAGAAGCAATATAACTATCCATATCACGCAGATTTAGTCTATTCCATTGCACCTTGGGCACAATCAGATTACGAACTCCACCCTTGGTCATGTAAAAATCCTGGAGTTTACAAATCGGCTCCAGAACCTTCTTTTCAATCCACTGGGCCAGCTGTTCACGGAAGCGATCATAGCGAGTACGGAGAACCTCGAGACCAATGCTCGCAGTGTTGCCCTGGATTGTGATCTTACCATTCCTTCGCGTAATAAATAAGTGATGTGGTGGTACCGAGAAACAATAAACGTACCCCTTGTAGGGGACACGTGAAATGGCACCATCAGGATACTTTACGGATCTTGTATCCAAAGTGGGAAACTTTCCAATATCAGATTCCGACCATTCAACCCACCAAATATCTCTTTGATTTTTAAACTGCTCACCTCGCTCTTGTCCACGCTTTTCTCTCCGCATTGTAGGGGCATAACCCAACTTAAAAACCATTTCATAAACATCATCGGCCAATTGTTGAGAAACTGAAAAGAACTGATGTTGTGGTACAGCATTAACACCTTGACGACCATGATCGTTAGAGGTTGAGGTATGAGAATCACCCAACATTATTGCCTCGAGCAATATTCTCAGATATTTACAAGACAAATTTTTCAGCTCTTGTGGTATTTTCTTATTATGAGCATAATGCCCAAAATTAGATTCCATATGTTTTAGCAAAGGGGCATCATAAATACCAAACCCTCTGTATTGTTCTCCTTTAGAGTTGCCCTTTATGAGATTAATCTTATAGGGGCTTAGACAAAGTCCCTCGTGCATTATCTGAAAACTTTTTGCTTTATTCCAACAACCACCTTCTATCTTGGGCTTCCTATATTGTTGCTGAGCAAAACACACTCTTCGGTCTTGGTAACCAGAGCTATATTCAGGTGACTCTAACCATCCTTCTGAAAGGTAGTATCCTGCCATCTTTAGATATGCTTCAATGTTAATGGGGGTCTTTCCAATCAATTTAATAGAGTCCGGTTCATTCCCAGTCCATTTCACAACGGAGCGAAAGCGACGTACCAGTCTCTTCACCTGATCTGCTTGTTCAAAATGCCAATTATTATGCCAACCTGTATCTGTTTTTCTACAATCTACCCACATCTTGTGGTTTGGTGTAACCAAAATATCAATTTTTTGGGTATGAAAATGAATCATTTCTTGTTTATTTTCTTCACTATCAAACTTGTAAACATGACATTCTGTTGGGTTACGATACTCTAGTTCTTCTGTTTCTGGATTGAAGGTAGCTATTTTAATAGTAGGATCTCTTAGTCCTAAGGACAAATTTCCCTCACTTTTAGAAGAATCAATTTGGACCAATTCTTCCAATGTTTTGAATCCTTGATTTGTTAATGTCGCAGTATCAGCAGAGTTACAAGAATAGTTTGGCCCCTCACCATTGAGTATTGCCTCTGGTGCCAACAAGCCAGTGTAAAGATTTTTGTTGATAGCGTCCCACATTTGAGAAACATCCAGCGTGGCACCGGAATAACCAATGCGCTGAATGTCCACCGCCCCGTGAGTCACAATTTTAAAATCTGGATCGTACTGAGACTCCTCCATAATCTGCTGGAAGGCTCTGATATCTTCGTCATTAGGCCTCCATGTTCCGCTGGGGTCCCCAAGCTTTACTAATGTCAAAGGGTTAATCATACCATCGGCCTGAGCGAACTGCATCTCCCTCAGTTTGTCATATAGCATTAAGTCCTTATAACAAGAAGTGATTATTGAAGTTCCACGAACATCATACTCCGAATTCATCATCTTAATATGTGAAATATTAAAATTTGGCAAAGGTATATCTTCACCCTTCATAATGTGAAATGCAGTCTCTGCTGGTAGTTGTTGTCTCATCATTGCATCAGCTGAAGACCTTCCCTGGACTAAGCGTCGTAAGCTGTCATCTGGAACTAAATAAATCGCTGGATATCGCGCTAAAGCGTTGGTTTTTACACGAATAAAATCAGGATTGTGTAGGAATGCATAATCCCATACACCATTTTCCTCATCAAGTTCAAGATACGGGAAACAATTATGAACAACCACTCCGTTGGCAATGTAGGAATGATCGTCCTCTACCTCGAGGTCATACATCACTTCTTTATCGTAAGAAGTGGTTATGTCCTCAAGTTTTTGGATTGAGCGAACATACAGATTATTCCACACAACCCCATAGTTAGCGCGTTTCGTGGCCGGCTTCAACAATGCTGCTTTACGAGGAAGAATTGCCTCTTTGAAAATTCCTGTATTGAAAGATTTAATTGTTATACGATAATTTGGTTTAATGTTGTACTCTGCTTTTACGATATGATTTGGCTTGGCTGTGTGATTAGTTAAAACAGCCCCGATACCCATTCTTGCCAAAATTATAATGAACTGATTAATCAAAGACCGAGAACTGGTTGATATCTGAATCTGACCATTTGAGATATCAACACTACCATCACCATTAATAAAGGCTCCAAGTAGTGCCAAGTGTTTTGCTGGAGGTAAAAGCATCAAATCGTTGTGTAATTGTTTGTGTGATGCATGCTCCCCACAATATATCTTGATCAGTCTTCCCAATTTGGAATCATACATTCTCACATGCTCAATGCCATTTTGTAAAAGAATGCGGCCAGCAGGATGAGAAGATACTTTTTGAATTAGATTGGCCACCTCGTCATTTATTTCTTTTTCGGTAGTTGCTATATCAATGCCACATATTACCTTACTCCCATCTTTCAAGGTATTATAAAGGAAACATCCTTCAGACAAGAAATATCCAAGCAATTTACACCAATCTTCTGTTAGTTCGGATATGTCCCGAATTTCTGCATTAAAAGCAAAAGCTACTTGATCGTTTTTAGACAATTCCGATGTCTTTCTAAACGACATATTCCACTTCTTACATTTTCTGCATCCAGGATATGTCTTGCCCCCCTTGGTTATTGTAGACGAACAAGAGGTATTAGGCCAGCATTTCTGCCCAAAGTCCGCCCAAGATGGTACAGAACATTTAACGTCTTCAAACAACTCACTATATACAGGGTGATTCCCGGTAATAATCAATGGCTCATTAGACCCCACCACCTTCATCTTATAGACCTTTACAGGATTACCCTCTTCGTCAGGGGCTCGTGTAAATTTGGGTATAACTGCCAAGACCTTTTTGCTCGATCCTGTGTGAGTTAGAACAAGATCTCCCACTTCGATGTCAGTTATCTTCTTAACAGATCCGTCTCCCATCGTTATGAGAGAATCAGCATCGAGCCGTTCCCCGAGTTTCCAAAATTCGAGAGCAATGCCCATTAGAACTCCGCGAAAGCCCATCCGATCAAACATGTCTTCAAAAAACTCTTTTACTTTAGGGTCTTCACAGGTTATGCTGAATTTAGAGATAGGGTATGTAGCATGTAAAGTGATAGCATTACGAACGATAGGGTTGGTCGCAAAAAATTGGCGATTCCATGCGTTCATGGTCTTCATGTCGCGTGGTAGCATCAAGTTGCTGAACTCATAGAGAGGACTATAAACCTTAGGTAAGTTGCGAACAGTAGAAACTACCTGGGCACCAGCCATGTTGCATCCACCACCACCGGCTTGAATAACCCTACCAGCACCACCACCTTTTTGTTCTCTTATCTTGATGAGGGCTTGGATCTTTCGAGGTATTGGCACAGCTGGCATTCGAGGTCCAACCCTCGGAGCTGACCTTCTCGTCATCTGTACACCACCCCCACTAATTGCTTTACTCATAATTTACTCCACTATTGAACCTTATCTCTAAATCCCAGTATTTTGCTTTATGACACCTTATATTCTCACTCATCCACGCTATAAGCACCCAACGCTGGACACAATCGAAGATAATGCTTATACTTGTTAATACGCCATCTTTGCTTGGTAGTAATTCCATCAACTGGCTGCACACCTATTCCCAATAATAGTGGAACTAGAAGAGTACATTCACTAAAGAATTCCTTTTTATTGACATAGGAATGCAATCCAACTACAATACGCCATTCGTGTTTAAAATTAACCAGTTTTGCTAATTCAAAATTATAATTAATATCATTCCAAACCTTGCCATAGGTGAAATTAAGCTCTTGACAAACAACAAATTCTTTTGTTGTTTCAATGATACGAATAATAGAGCACCTTTGATCTTGGCCTATTGTACTTACGAAACATTTACCCAAATCTGATTTAGTAAAATTACTTAGCTTTGACATAGATTTCCAATTTCTTCAATTCTTTCAAAAGTGTTGATGTTTGAAACAGCGTGCCTTCAACCTGATCGTCAAATTTGATGCGCTCCCTAAGAAATTGTTGGTATTTATCAATTGCCTCAGTCATTTTATCTAGACACAAAGCAACATCTTTAAAAATTTCCTTTGCGGTATTTATTGTTGCTGTGTTCTTTTCTAAATTTTCACCCATTTCTATGAATCTCTTAAACTCTGACAAAGGCCTACCATAAGAAAGCATTTGATCAAGTGGGTTTTGTTCAAATATCTTTTCTATATATTTACTTATCTCCCTTTCGAGCTCTCGCAACTCAGCAAACACACTCTTCCCTGCTCTTTTGCAGAATCTCTTTGCACCACTCGATTTGAGCCACTTTTCGAGCTCTTCGGAAGATGGACTTTTCTCTACATCTTGACCAGTTATTTTGTGTAAATGCCTTATACCCTCTTCAATTAATTTATCTTTTACCACCAAAGCCCTGTCTTCAATTGCTTGCCACTCTTCTTCTGGGATATTGGTATTATTCAAAAGCATCCTTTTTGTACCTTCGAGAAATCTATCCCAAACCTGATTAATATCAGATTCAATTTCCTTAGGGTCTTTTTCATTGGAGCCCTGACCTCCCATTAGTTCATAGTCTATCCAGGCAATCCAATCTCCATATAAATCGTATTCACCACCAATTTCTGGGCCAAGACCTTGGACTTCAGAACCCAACTCCTTAGGCTTGAGGCGCTCAATGGCAGTTGAAATATATTGTTGCACCCCAGGATCATATACAATCTTTGGATAAAGCTTTTGAATAATAGATTTATCTACTTCTATATCGTTAGAATCTACTAGTCTTCCTAGTTCTTTTAAGAATGGTCCCCAATAATGTTCAAGATTGCTTTGTAGCTTACGAGGATCTACACCTTGTTCTATCTTATTTAAAATAAACTCAGACCATTTATGCTTTAGAAAGTATTCTACCTTCTCTTCTGGAGTCTTTTTCTTCCATTCAGCCTTAGACTCCTCAATCATTTCTTTTCTTCTTTTCTCCCAATGCTCTCTCAGTTTTTTACTCTGGGCATCTCCTTCAGGAGTCGATTTCCTTTCTTCTTCTGGTTTCCACCAATCGGCGGCATCTGGGTCATCCTCTTCCTCCCAGGCAGCTTTCTTGCAAAACGACTTCACCGAGCCAAATCTTTGTGGTGGCATGATTGTTGGCTCATTCTGCTCTACCTCTTGTGTTATGTTGGGGCTGTTTGCTGATAGACCCTCTTTGAGTGATTGATCTACAATTTGTTCTTGTACTTGCCTTCTCTTGTCTCGACGCTTTCTCAAATCGTCCCAGAATCCCCAGGACCCTACAGAAATGAACGGCTTATGCTCGTATTCTTTCTTGATTCTTTCCAGGCGATCTTTTTTGCTCTCGGTAGATTTCTTTCTATCATAGGTGGGGCGAAATGGATCATTAGTAGTGGCATCTGGACTTTCCTTCTCTTCGTCCATCCTACCTTTCTCTAACTCATTTTGTTCAGCAAGCTCTTTTTGTAAATCTCTCTCCTGTTCCTTCTGGAACCATTGAGATCCACCCATCTCTTTGTCAAGAGAATTAAAATCGTCAACTAAGTACTGGGAAAAATAATCACCTGAGCCTGGCATAAGTTTCTCCTAAACCTCTTCAAATACGAGATTTTCTAAACACTTGATCTTTTCTTTATAGGAATCGGGATACAAATATCTTTCAACCGCTACCACACTGCTTAGTAGGCTGTTGCCATCCTGGCTTGTAAATGAGAATCCTATCACTCTATTACTTTCCACATGCAAAGCAGACAGAGGAATAATAGCTTGATTCAATAAGCGACCATACAACGGACTATGGTCTCTTGCGAAACTGAATATTGTGCCCGTGTCCATTTTTTCTGTTATTGCAATCAACGGATTGCTTTTGATCTTCTCTGTTATTTCTGCCAGTGTTGTAGGCTTTGTTAGTTCCAAATTAAACTGAACTACATGCATATACTGCGTTGGAATAGTAATAGAGGATGAAAATATATTCAAATCTTGTCCGATTGTCTCAAACAGACGATGTACATCCCTGGCATGATGTGTGCCAAATCGGCCATCATGCTTGTTTACCATAGGTGCCGCGATCATTTCTGGCTGACTTATATCGGTTGTCCGTCTGATTACTATAAAATTTCCTCGACTTAGTGTAGATTCTTGATTTTCAAATGCTAAAGTCTTCACTAAACACGCAATATTATGTGCATTACAACTTACAACTTGGATGAACTGATCATCAAAGCCTATTGCACTATCATTTATGTCATAGGCATATGGTTTTCCGAAGCTATGTTCACTGCCTTGAGCGATAAATCCACGAGTATTGTGTGTAAAAATCTCGTAAAAGCGTTCCTTATTTCGTATTCCTTCTCCTGACGGAGTGCAATCGACTACTACATCCGCTTTATTCAGTGCTTCATTGATTACACATTCAGGATGCAAACCTATCGCTTGAAACTCCTCAATCTTCTTACGAGAGGTTGTACAAAGTCGAGCCCCCGACTTCAACAGCTGAATCACCTTTGCCTTGTCAGAAGTAAGAGGAGTGTGCTTATGGAAATACACCTCATCAATACCAAGCTCATTTTTGAGTTTTGTAAGGAGAGAAATCAAAGGACACGCGATTGTTCCGGTCCCAACTATCAATAATGTCTTGCTCATTTCTTACTCCTAATAACAATCACTTCGAGGCCAACCATAACAACCATCGCCATAATCTTCCAATTCATCTTCCCACTTTATGGGTGTGGCTGTAAATATTCTACATTCACATGCTCTTAGCGATTTTACTTCTCGCGAACCTTCCATCAACACTCCGATTGTTCCAGCACCACCACCTTCATAGTCTAACAAATCAATAATGATACCAGAACGCTTCTCAGGGATCCAATGTACTCGATCACCAAGATGAAAGTCCATCTTTACATTCCCAGAAAACTACCAAATTTCTCTTTTAGAATTTCATCCGTTAGATCTATACCATCTGTATTATTATTTATTGCTATAAACTTATATGGCAAAGTTGAATAGAACTTCTCTTTTGCCTTTTTCTTTTCTCTATACAACTCTGATGTGTTTGCTGCCTTTGAATCGGCAATCGATCCGAATACTTCGACATAAGCCTGTACATCACCATTGGAACTAGTGATTATAAAATCTGGGATAAAATGTTTATATCCTTGGAGTTGTAGTTCAGGATCTTCTACCACCAGTCTGTCTTGGTCAGAGGCAAGCCTAAATGGCACATTATTTAGTTCCAGGAATCGATGTACCCTCAACTCTTCTGTGCTGTGTTTTAGCTTATTATTGTCGTCATAAAAAAGAGCATATGAAGGAGCGGCTTCTACTACAAGATCACTCCAGGTACATCCAAGTCTCTTTACGCTATCTCGTAGCCCCTCCAAAGAGCGTCCTACTCCCAGTAGTGGTTTATAGATATCTGGGTGTGATCGGAAGAAGCTGTAAGTTAGTGGCAATCCAGCGGTATGAGCCTCTTGTAAAAGCTCTATAATCTCATCCCTATCCCAAGCATGACACATTTTTTCCTTGCGGCGATAGTACTTGATAGCATCTTCTAAGGTCTTAATCGGCTTTTCGGTTAGTTTGTCGCCATCTCTTTCAACACCCACAATCAAAATGTTGTTTGCCATTGCATTATCAAAAGAGTCGTAATATGTCGGAAAGCCCCGGCTTTCAGATTTTGGTAAGCTATGGTTAGTCAGTTGATACATCAAATTAGGTGGCAACCTCAATCTACTAACCGGCTTGCCACCTCTATAAAGATCCTGGATAGTCTGGTCGATCTTTTTCTTGTCCCAGTGTTCGAACTTCATTCCCTGAAGATCATCTTCTAGATCGTACATCGACTCAAGCTTCTGTTTCACTGCAAGCCAAGATTTGTTGAGGATGTAGGCAGCTGCTTTGTAAATGATATGATGTGGAATCCCACGCTGACGATACTTTAGGTAAAGCTCCTTCAAACGAATTTTTTCCTCTGGAGACCAACGAGGTGAGGAGAATTTGGTGAAAGGCTTAAAGCTGGAAGCAGTTGCATAAACCTCTTCTATAATTGGAATAATCCAGTCCTCCATTTTAGCCCTCTCTTCTGGGGGAGAGGTTGGATGTTGTGCTGCACCTACCATTCTATCAATAGCCACCCAAACAGGATACCCCTGTGCCTTGTATTCTTGAGCGTTCATCCGTGCAGCTGCCTCGAGGGCTTCTCGTTCATAGGGATTTGCGTAATACTTAACCGCCCTGGGCAACTTTGATGGCGCTAAACGCTCTTGCTGTCGCTCATAGTCGCCAACAAACTCCTTGTATGGATCTTTCTTCTGGGGCAGATAACGATCCATTGCCTTAATAAATTGCAAAGCGTGTGTCATTTCATGTGCAATTGTACTATTGAGTGCTTCGATAACCTCCAAATCACCATCAAGAACACTCTCTGCTCCCCAGATCTGCATAAAGACTCGTGTCATAGTTTTGCCAGGGTAATAGGAAGCCACAACCAAATTTTTTCTACTCTGTTGGATCTCAATCTCTAATTCATCTGCAAACAGAAGCGCAGTTTCTGGATCAACTCTTTGGCGAAGGAACACATTTACCAAAATTTCCTGCCAAAGTGTTGGCAAATCTTTCGAAAGGCTGAACTTAACAGGTACCCTCGCCTCGAATGCCTCCAGTGCTCTCCTAACCACTTGTTGCCATTCGTACATTGTTTCACTCGAATATCGAGCTTTTTCCTCTGGCATCCAACGAGGAGAGGAGAATTTGGTGAAACTTCGTATCGAGACATCTGCATTGTGCTTCTTAGATACTTCTTCTATGGTAGGAATAACAGCGGATATGTCTCCTTTGCTGAGCTGTTTTATAACTTGCCAAGCTCTTTCCTCGCCAAGCCCTTCTAGAAATTCGATTACAGCTCGAATCTTCTCTTTTGACCATCGCCTCTTCTCCATTAATCGGCGCAACTCTATCTCTGCCGCTTCAAGTCTCCAATCAGGGCTTTTACGAACATTCTCGTATCCAATGGGTGAAACCTGAAATCCAGTTGGAGTCATTTCAAGTCCATGAGCTTTTTGGCCCGCCTTCACCCTTCTCCACTCCCTTATGCGAGGAACTGCTATCTCGGCGTTCCAAGGTTGATCAAATACCATCACCTTTATATCACCTGTATCTACAAGGCTCTCGACCCAGTCTGGCCTATCGTCGATGAAAACATCTATTCCTTCTTCTCGGGCTTCCTTGCTCTTACCCTCACCAGCGGTCATCACCAACTTGTCATATTTGAGACCAATCTTCTTTAACCACTGCTCTGTTTGATCTCTCCACCCCTGAGAACGTGCTGTGATCAAAATGATTCTATGCCCCTTATTGTGCAGTTCGTTTATCTTTTCCACTGCCCCTGGGATAGTCGGCATGTTTGCTACCATGCCTTTGTCATACATTTCTTTGAAGAGCCTGCTTCTCAGCTCTTTTGTACCATGCTTGGTATCCTCAACGTGATATTGTTTCTTATCCTCTTCATCAAGTGGAATGTACTTACTCGCCATCTCCCACAATATTCCATGGAGATCGGCAATCACGTCATCAATGTCAATACCAATAGTAAACTTGCGATCTGCTATTTTGGTAAATCTTTTTAATGATTGACTTTTTGATTTACCAAAAGCCTCAGGATCTATCTCGATCCCAAAAATGTTTTCCACCTCGCTTGCGCTCATGTCTCCAACATCAACATCCTGGATGTTATGGACATTCTTCAATTCTCGCAGATACTTATTTAGACTATTTTCAAAAGCAGCCAGATCCTTTTTTGAAGGCTCCAGAATAGCATTCGGTCTCATAACCTTTCCAAAAGCCCATGCGGGGCACTGCTCCCATGTATGGATTTTATCCAAATAATACTTGGTCTCATCTAATGGTAAAAAGTTTTGAAGTTGATTTACCTTTCTTTTCAAACGTCGCAATGTTTTAAATTTAAATGCATCAGAACTAACTTGTGCTGTTTTGCAGAAGCTTTGTGCTGAGGCTTCTTTCCCTTGATGCGCCATGAAGAAGTCATCGAGCTGCTCTATAAATTTGTTTATTTCCTCTTCATTCCAATCTTTCTTTGCAGATAGGAGGTCATATATTTCATTCGTATATTCTTCCCAAGCATCAACTATCTCCAACCCTTCTTTCTCCTGCATAGCTGGGAAATAATATTTTAGGAAGTTTTCCCAAAGTTTTTGTGGCTCTTTTGTGTAGAGAAGAAGTTCATGACGTGTAAAAAGTCGTGCGGTTTTGCAGAAACCTTTCACTGAGCTCTGTGGAAACAGCCTCTTGATGATTTTATGCGATTCTTGCTGTGCTGGACTTTCTCCACCAGGAAACTTGTACTGCTCTGGGTCCCAATCAAGCACATGCCCCTTCTCGTGAGAAATGACCTCTATGAGTACCCTCTGTACGGCTTCTTCCATTGCTTCTCGATGCTCTGGATTATTGGCATCAAATGTACCAAACTTCGATTTTACTTCGTTAATTATTCGCTGAACATTGAGATGAACAACGGAGGGATCCTCGGAAGAAACTTGTCCATAGGGCCCACCATGAAGAGCTATGATTTTGGAAACACCAACAAAGTAATTAGGATCAGCGGCAACTATCTTTTCTACTGCATCTTGGATTTCTGCCTTGATAGTCGGATCAATCTCTATGCGAGGAGACTGAATATTGATGTTTTTTTGCAGGGATTCCCCTGGTTTTACCTGTGCAGTTTTCGTAAAACCCTTCACCTTGGCACGCCTATATGGTTTCAAATATTGAAGCATGTTATATACTTGAGGAGCTTTATTTTTAATATCTTCAATGGTCCATTTGCCTGTTTTATTATCCAAAATCTGTCTTATCTCTGCCTCACTAAGAGGATCACGATGTCCTGGTCTGACAACAAGTGCATACTCTTCACCCAGTACAAGTCCCCCATTATGTTCTAGATCCATCAAATGATCAAGAGCCAAAATTAATTGCTCGATATTTGCCGCGTTGGCAGGCAACATTTTTTCAACTTTTGATGCAGCCTCGGCTAGGATAGACCAGTTGTCATCCATGCCTACAACTTTTGCAAATTCGAACATTTCAGACATGGATGCCTTTCCAGCGTGGATCTTTTTAAAGAATGCATCTATTGAACCAAATCTTTGCTGCACCCTTTTAAAAGCCTCTACTCCAATGGCCATGTAAGAAACAATGTGTCGATTCACTCCATTATATATTGCCTGCAGCATAGCAGATGCCAGCCCATCAACAACTGAAAAAACATACCTAAGAAAACCAGATGGTGCGTACTCAAGTAAATCAATTAATGTCTGAATGGCATAAAATTCTTCAAGTTGTTGCAGATTTATCTCGGGTGTTTCAAATATATGATTAGCCCAAGCTTCCATCATGACCTCATGAAGATCATTATCCATAGCCAGATCATATACAACTTCTTTGCCAAGTTTCGATTCAAACTCTGCTATAATTTGCGCTATCTTATCTGGGCTATCAGTGCTTTGAAAAGCCTCAATAAATTCCCGTTCTACGGCAGAATCCGGCTCTTCTGACTCCTCAATCTCAACTTCTTTAGTGGCTACCTGTGCAGTCTTCTCGTTCTTCGTTCTACTCCACTCAGCAAACAGGGCATCAGTAGCTACAACATCGAAAGGATAACCCCATTGCCATGGTCCAAACTTGTGGAATGACCATCCCCACGAATCGCCCGTCTTGTTCTTGAGAATGGTGCCTATATATTCACTTTTGTAATAAATATCAAAACAATGATCAACATCAGGATGTGGTCTCATTTCCAGACCTGGAACAGATGCTCTTTTGGTAAAACTTTTGAGGGATGCTGCTTGATATCTTTTTAATTGTTGATATATATTGTACACTTGAGGAGCATGCGTCTTAAAAAAATTCCAGTCCCATCCTGCAGACTTGTCGGTCAACAAATTACCTAAATGTTCTATCCCTGCCTCTTTGAATTGAACATAATCATTTAAAAATAAATCATTGTTATGTTCCAGATCTACCACGCGGTCCACTTGAAGCACCACCTGATTTACATTTGACAAATTCACGGGTAGCATGCTCTCAAGTTTACCAACCTCTTTTGCGATTTCAGACCAAAGCATTCCACCATAAGGACTACTCGACATAATGGGGCTTCTAAAAAGTTCTGACAGCTCAGCAAAAGATATTTGAAAACTACCCAACTTACTTAAAAAGTTGTCTGTGCCACCATGTTTGGCGCTGAAATATTGAAGCTGCTTTTGAACCTGTCTAGGAACTGCAATGTTAGATCTCATTTCAGAAGAAGCGCCTAATCTACCAGCTTTGACAACCTTTTGTGCAAAATCTTCTATAATATTTAATACTTCTCTAACGACTCCAGAAGATGCATATTCCAACAATCCAGCAAGATGTGCCGCTCCGTAAAAATTGTAAAAATCTTGTTCATCCAAGATATTTGGTAGCCATCCCTTCCATTTAGTAGAGCCAATATCCATTAGTTTTTGAAATACCTTCTCGTGAAAAGTAGGCGGCAATCCTACATCAATAAGCGCCTTACTATCGCATATCGATTCGAGCATTCTGTACACTGCATCGGCACTGGTGGCATTCTCGACCTTCTTCTGCATTGTCGCTAACTCATCTTTTTGATCCGGTTCTGTTTTTTCGAACTTCCAACTTTCCTCACCATTCTCTCTAGCTCTTTTGGTAAAACTTTTAACAGAGCCACTAACTTCTTTTGTGTATTCTATTTGTGTTTTACCTTCATGACCATGTAGCCTGATCATTTCATCTATATCCTTGAACATCTCAATAGTTTTATTTTCCGTAGTCCATTCTATAATCACTTTACCACTTGGAAGAACTGCACCATAGGCTACCATACCTGTCCCAGAAATACCTGTTTCATCCTCATTTCGCTTCAAAGAGAATGGTCTTATTCCTGGCTCGTCTTTTGATTTTGGTGCCTGGCCTGTGGTAAATACCATTTCTGTCTTACCACTATGTCCATGTACTGCTTTCATTTCCTCTGGATTTTCAAATATAGTAATCGAAGAATGAGCACTGGTCCACTCGATCGCCACTCGACCCGTCGGCAAAACGATACCAAATGCCACCTTACCTGTACCTGAAACACCAGTTTCGTCTTCTTTACGATTTAGGTAGAAAGTTTTGACTTCTTCTTCTGGCTCAGAAGACTCAAACTCCCAGGATTCCTCGCCGTCTTCTTTGGCTTTTTTGGTAAAGCTCTTCAAAGCACCAACTGGGTTGCCAGTGGAATACCCAAACGGAGCAGGAATAAAAGTGGCAGGTAGGGATGTGATTGGGGTCTGAGTACTCATATTCTCTCTGGCTTTCCCAGAGTTATTATCAAAGAACTCAACTGGAGCTATGGGATTAGGACCAAGAGTTATCTTCTTTTTCTTGAGTTCAAACTTCTTTGAAAATTTCTTGATCATCTCCTACCTCTTATTTGATTCCTTGCAAGTGGTCTCATTGACGACAAACCAGGCATTGGCATACTACGATTACCACTAAATGATGGCTGATTCATATCATTAAAACCCTGTGTCTTCTGGAACATATAGCCTACGTAGGCATACATCAGGGCACAGGCCCCATCAACTGGTTTTCCAGCCCCTTGTTTACGATATTGTTTCTTTATTTGTCCCGAGCCTCCCGTGGTCGTCACGATTTCAATGTTTGAAATATGTTGCATCAACCATTCTACCCTTATTGGCTCTTTGTATGGAAAACAGAATACCTTTTGATCAAGCATTAAATCATAGAACTCCTCAAAGACTCGATGCTTGTCAATGGTAATCTGTTTATTTTCTCTATCAAATCTATATGTCGATTTACAATTCGCACTTGATATAATTTCTAATACTCTGTCTGGATACTTATCCTTCAGTACTTGGTTCTGAACATGTCCAGCACCAAAATCGCACGCTACTACCTTGCAATTATACATTCGAATCCAGTTGATAATGTCATCTAGCTGTCCTTCAGGACCAACTACACTGGTCTGCTCCATTCTATGTGCAAACTCGAGCTTGAACTTTCCTTGGGGCAGTCTTGAGAGAACCGTAAAAACAGTGTAGCCCCCTTGTCCTTCATCATCTTCTCCAGAAATACGTTGTCCCCAGTCAATACCTGCCCAGGTCATTTTATCAGCAACTGCAATACTAAAACGCCAATCATGTGTATCTGGGTCTTTTGTTGTAGCCTCAACAACTTCACCAAAAGATGGACCAGTTTCACGACCTGCGTAAAATTCGCCCATACTCTCATTGGCAAAGGTGCGAGCTGTTTTATCACGAAGTTTTTCGTCTATTGATTCACGAGTGATCCCAGGAATCAACAGCTGGCTAATGTGATATCCTCGTGATGTTATTTTCTTTTTCTCTTCCTCAGTTTCTGGTATATTTTGTACTACCCACTTGCCACCCTTTATGGCTCGTCTTTTATCCATTTTTCCATGACAGCCACGGCCCTCTTTATCACGACATTCTACAAGATAGCCCTCTAATAGATTTGTATCAATCACTTCTCGGGCAGTGGTATATTCATAAAAAAGAGGAAAGAAGTGTCCACAATGAATGCACTTTAGGTAATACTCTCTCTTATCAGTACGCTCCCAGAGAGTATGAAAATCCGAACCAACATCCTTAGGTGTTCCAAAATTCAGCTCCAACCCAAAACCTGGTCTTCCAAACTTACTATGAGACAAGGCTTCAAGTGTATTTTCGTGTGCTGTACGAGCCAAGTCCTGGATCTCATCAAATAGTGCATAATCCGGTGAAATACCTCTCAATCGATCGCCCGCTTCACCAGCACCCTCAATTAGTACGAAGTTTCCATTTTTAAACGGCTTCTGCGTGACTGAACCATCATTTACCAAAAGCTTGGCTAAGCAATTATCAACGGATTCTTGTACTCTTGGTGAAAATGTTAGTTTAGAATAACGTCGAGCCTGCTCGATCTGTGGAAAGGTATGCAATCCACGAATATGATCATACGCACCACTACAAGCAAAATACAATGAAATAGCACATGCTGTGGTAGTCATTTCAACCTGTCTACCCTTCTTCACCACAACTGCTTGACCTTTTGGACCTACCGCTTCCAGACAGATATACCTATAAATCTCGTGCAGATAATCTCGCCCACAATCTGACAACATGAAAGGCTGTGCATCGATGGTTAGTGCCTTTTGGGTAAATTCAACAGGATCCAGGAAACAAAAATCCAACAGAGGATCACCCATTAAAAATGGGCTATCACCCTTGACTTGAATTTTCTTCCTTCTTCCCATATTAAACTCTTTCCTTCGTTAGAATACGATCTATTCTTCTCTTGATTTCTTCTTCATCCCACTTTTCGTAGTAAGCAATTCGGATTAAATTGTACCCGTTTTCTTTACAAAGCCTATTCTTACGAGCATCTCGTTCTTGTTGCGTAGCCAGGAGCTTCTTCGCTCGTTCAATGCCCATTCCACCATAGGTGGTAGGCTGAAAATGGTGCTGTCCATCGTACTCAAAAGCCAACATCATGCTGCGAATAGAATAATCAACCCTCAATAATTCTAAAAACTCCAAATTATCCTGGGCCCTCACCAGACCAGGGAAAAGTGCCTCTAACACCTCACCCAGTTTTCTTTGATTTTTCCATTCACCGCATATGGGGCAGCGGTGTCCATCCCTAAAACTATTCCAACGTGTTCGTCCTGGATGTCCGTTGGGACATTTAAAATGGAGCAAACTTCGACATCCTCCATATTCCAAAGACAATAATTGATATCCCTCTTTTGCAAATGCGGTTCTTATTTCTTCTATGGTATATTTTTCATTGCCATAACACTTCGAACATCCCTGTCCCTGCCGAAATGCGTTCCATCTTATCTGTCCTTTATGATTCTGAGGGCAGATAAAGCTCAAAAGAGAGCGAGCATTTCGATATTCTTGGGATAACAGAACATACTTTCTTTTTTCAAAAGCAGAACGAACCTCGTCGATTGTTTTCTTTTTACTCCCTCCACATATAAAACACCTATGCCCTTGCTGAAAGTCGTTCCACCTTATTTGCCCTCGGTGTCCTTTAGGGCACAAATAACCGAGAGGTGTTTTACAATTAATGTATGCAGTCGAAAGTAAAATGTATCCATCCTTTTCAAATGCATCTCTTATTTCTTCTATGGAATGGTTTTTACTCCCATTACACTCAATACATCCATGACCTATCCGGAAACATTTCCAGCATATTTGCCCCTGATGTCCGTTGGGACATTTGTAAGGCAAAGGTGAAACACAATTTTTATAGGTATTTGTGAGTAGAATATATCCCCTTTCTTGAAAAGCTAAACGAATTTGATCAATATTCTTTTTTTCTTTCGACATGTTCAAATCTCCCTAACTTCGCACAAAACAAAGGGGTAGAAGCGGAATCGCCTCTACCCCTTAGGGGAAATAATCGATAGATTTTGGGACATAAATAGTACCTCCTACCTCTTTTAAAAGGCTGTTGGCACTATTTATTTGTCGAAATTATGCCTGTGTCCTTTGTGTTTCCTCTCTGATGATCATGTCAATTTGATTGGCCTCGTCCGTGAGACCCTTCTCATCGAGTGCATTGGCAATGCGAACCAGCTTCTCGAGAAGAGATGCCTCCTTCTTCTCTTCCTCTTTCTTTTCTTCCTTCTTTTCCTCTTCCTTCTCTTCCTTTTTCTCCTCTTTCTCCTCTTTCTCTTCTGCCTTCTTGGTAAACTTCTGGACATTCTTACCCTGAACACCCTTAGGATCCCTGCGAGCAACCTCATCAATCACTTCATGGACCTCATCAAGTGTCTCAACATGAGCATCAGCAGATGGACCAGTTGCCTTGATGTCGCTCTTCTTGACATCATAGACACCTTCGCCACCCTTGCCAGGATTTGAGACCTGCGTGGTGACTCCACCACCTGGATGAGCAATCTTGATCTCATCCTGTGAAGGACCCTGCTTGCTCTTATCCCAGTACTGGTCCTTATCGAGAGCTTCCTTAATCAGTTTCTTACCCGTCTCAGTGTTAAAAAATGCTTCCACTACATTCCAATCCATCTTATCCTCCTTAAGCTTAAGTTCTAACTTCGGGTTGAGCGCTTAATGATATCTTTCACGATATCATCAATCAGATCTGCTTCTTTACTAAACCCTCTGTTATCTAATTGATTGGCAATCCGAACTAATTTTATCACCTGCTTTGCAGCAAGTGCTAATTCTGGTTCTTCTTCATATTCTGGCACCTGTAAAACATCTACCTCTTCCTCAACAGGCTCTTCAACCTCCTCTGTTTCAGGAATTGGTATAGGAGCAGGTGCCTTTACTCCTCGTGATAGCTCTTTATCTAAAATGTCTTTGATTATTTCCTTTGCATGAGGCAATCCCTCTTGTATTTCCTGCTCTTCATACTTACTCAAAAGCTCTTCCATGGAATTGTATTCATTGCCCTTATCATCGACCCATATATCATCCATTCCAACTGCTTGTGCTATGATTTCCATAGATTGTGCAAACAGATTCTTTGAAGGTGGAAGTGTAGCCTCCTTGCCCTTCCAAATAAACTTGTTTTGTGCAGGTGGCTGTGGCTGCTCAGGTTTAGGCAATCCCTTTTCAGGAACCCAAAAAAGACCACCATCTTGCAGCTGCGTCAAGTCGCGCTCTTCATCCTTAACATCGTATCCCTTTCCTTCACGACCCAAAGCCAGCAGACTAATTCCAGGTACAAGTTTCTTGTCTTCGAATCCTGGTGAATCCTGAAGTACATTCTTAGCGAGATATACATTTTCGAACATCGACTGCTTTTGTAATTCTATTGCCTGCTGCTGTAGCTTGCGACGCGTATCAGCTTGTTTGGCTGCCTCATGGGCATCTACGGTAATAAAATCATAATCTGGGTTCTTTTGATTTTGCACATACAAAGTGGCATCACCAGGCAGTCCGTATTCCTGTACAGCATCAAATGTTTTCTGTCCTGGTACCGGTACTCCTTCCATTGGACTCTCTGGCTGATTACCATTAGGGAATTCCTTCGCAATTTCCGCAGGCGGCTTTGCTGGACGACTCTTCAGATAGGGATACGAATCCTTCATCATGAAGAATGTGAGTAACTTATTAGGACGCTGTCGACCACCAGCATAAGAAGTGCCGGTGTGATATCCTGCAACACCCTTACCCAGCTTACCCTCAACATCCACAAATTTAATATCAGTTACAGCCTCGAGATACTTTTTTTGAAGAGCAGGAAAAGCCTTCAGACCAGCATAAAAAGCACGCACAACCTCTTCAGCTGGAGACTTTTTTCGACCAGGAGTCTCAGCACGAGATTGTTCTCTTTGCTCCTCTTCTTCCTTCATCGTCAAAAGCTTAGGCTTCAAACCTTCATGCTCATATCGTCCCTTGCCTAGGAGTGCATTGACATCAAATAATAGCGCCGGATTAGACTTGGCTTGTGCTTCAATTTGAGGATAAATTTGTTCCAATCCTTGAATAAGAGTATCGAGCAAACCCTCCTTCTCACGCAAGATTAGATCAGCCAAAATCTCATCAAATTTTCTTACACTGGCACGCCAAATAGTACAGCGAAGAGGCGCATTCGGCTTAATAAATGAATCCGTTCGCTGATGTGCTCCACCACCTCTTATGGCATTCCAAATCTGGAAGAAACGACGGGATGCCTTCTCACGAGTCTCAGCCTCCCAGTGTTCCACTGGTTGGAGCCATTCCCAGGCACCAGATTGTGCTTTTCTCTTCATTAATTAACTCCCCTAAGCAGACGCTTCAGTAATCTTGCTCTCCTAATTTTCCTTTTAAGTATATCTACTCTTGATACAATCGGCTTTGCTTCCTTCACATACCTGTCAACCGTAATGTCAGTATATCGTATTGGCTTTTCCTTTTGCTGTCCTAATCTTCGAAGTATTTTTTCACGTCTCATCCGCCTCGATCCATATTCTACCTTCTGAAGTTCCTGTGGATTCATCTCAACTGCCACTTGTACATTTTGCTCAAGCACTCCTAGATTAGTCCAATATCTTGTAGCCTCTCTACCAGTTGGAGACTTCATTTTAAGTGTTACTGTAGTATTTGCCTTATCAACTTCAACATTAATTACTTTCCAATTTCCAGATTTGTTAGGATCACTAGATGCTATACTAATAACCTCATCCCTCAGAGCACCAAGCTTAGCAGTTCGTTGGTGTTTTAAGTCTTCCCAGGCTACCCAGATATGATTGTCCTCTATGTAAACTATACTTCCATGACCAAATTGTTGTGAGTAGATAGGCATCCCCACTTCTAATTTTGGCATCTCAGTCTTGGCTTCCTCACCAGGTGCCAGTGGAGCAGTTGATGGTTCGACCAATCGAGTGTGAATTTCCTTTTCTTCTCTGCCCAAAATATGAATAAATTTGCAATTACCAATCGCCTTAGGTCCATTACCAACATAGTCAGGGTCTTCCCAAATAATATAATGCTTAGGACCTCCAGGATCAGCCTCGTTTGTGTCACGAATAACGTAATCCTGTTCCCAGTCTATCTCGCGAACACGAACCAAAACCTCTCTATAAACTCCACATTTTGCACAGGTAGCAGAATTGATGGCTATTCTCTTGTTCTCCACCAACACCGGCTCATTATTACCACAATTCCAGCAACCACGACCCCCAGTTACTGAAATACCAATTTTAATCAAACTGAGATCATGTAATTTTTTTGCTAATTCTGCAGGCTTTGGCCAGTGTCCAAGTTCCACTGCCAGTTGTTGTTCAATGTCTTCCTCACGAAGCTGTTTGAACCATTCCTTGCGAATTTCTTGTCTACTTTTCTGTGTGTGTCGAATCTTTTGACGGCGAATAACAGGTTTAAAATCGGAGAATGTACCACGATACTCTTCTATTATTCTACCAACCTCTTCCCTAAAGGCTCTGTGGAATGCTTCAAAAGGAATTTCTTTCTCTTCCAATCGACCGACATCGCGAAGTTTATATTCCTTTTCTGTTTCTTCTGGTCGCGCAAGTGAATCAGGAAACTCTTCATTCAAACGACCTTTGATTTCCCCTAATACCTCTTGTGCCAACTCTTCTAAGGTTCTATCATCTGGGTCCACACCAAATTTTCTAAACTGGTGCAAAATCATATCTGTAATGACACCATCTGTGTAATTTAGCTTCTTTTCAATTTTTGTCGCCACATGAGGTGGCTGTGTAAAGGGTTTATCTGTAGCCTGTTCCGCCATTCTTTCCATATACGTAGCAAGTTCGTGTGCTCTACTTTGCAAAGCAGCACCCGGATAACGTCTGATGTAGGCATTTACAATCTCTTGATGGTACTTACCAGCCTCTGACGAGGTCAAATCAACTTCACCAAGCAGTACATCAGCATGTGTTTCAAGATGTGAAAAAGGTAAAATACCAGGATTATCCGAATTAATCCAAAGCTTACCATGTTTATCACAAACCATACACTTTACATAATCGCCATATTCCTTGTCAAAACTTTGTGATGGCTTGCGATAGATATTATCACCCAGCTCTCCCATTGCACGATCATATAGGTCTTGTAATCCCTCAGGGCTCAACTTCCTTAACCCTGCCTTACGCTGTTCGTCGGTTTTGGCACCTAGTAGATTATTTACAATAACCCTAAATTTGATGTCGTTCATGGCTGCTTTATTCTTTGGTGCCTCTGCTTCCTCCTTTAGCTTTCTCTTGTAGCGAATATCAGCAAGATCACCCCTCAGCTCATTGATTCTTGATTCAAGATCCTTCCGAAGTTTTTTCTCCACATTTGTTTGAGGCTTCCACTTCGGCTGAGATATAGTACCACCTGGTTCCATGAAACGTTTCACTATTTGTGTCTGTAGTTCGCGGATTTGCTCTAATATCCTCTTTTCCTTGGAAACACCCAATCCACGACCCTTTTGAGGTTTGGTACCTCTGAATTGGTATTGGGGAGGTTCTTTTTCTTTTCTCAATGCTGCCCAAGGATCCTCTTCAGCTGCTTCGATGACCAAACCTGGTCTAAATTCTGCACCTATCGTTTGACTGGGTGAATCGACTACTGAGTCAGTATCAAGAGAACCTGGAGCCTTTTGCTGAGCATTATCTTCTACATCTCGATTCTGTTGTGATTCAGGACCAAGATCGGTAAGTTTGCCAAATGGCTTCTTACGAAGTTTATCAAGCTTCTTAGCCTTTTCACTACCTGGCTTTACACCGGGAAGAATCGCAGCAGGAGCATTGCCATTATCAAACTGCTTGATATCCTCCTTTATGTCAGGAGAAGGTCCACGGAAAGAGATCTCAGCAGCCATCTTAACGAAAACTTGTCGGCGAAGAGACCTTTTCTGCAGTTCAGTTAAGCCAGTCCGTTGTGCAAAGTCTTGTAAGGCTTCCTCTACATTCGCATATGTTTCGCGACCCTCATTCTTGAGGTGCAAATGACTTAGGTAGTTAGCAAGCACAACACGCTGTGCTATTTTTGAATTCGCGAACTCGTCAAGCCAATTACTCATTTAACTAGTCCTCTCAATAATACCGGACTGACCATAATTGTGTACATGCAACCACTCCGACACATCTTTACCCTGCTCAAATTCTACTATCTTTTGTCGTTCTTGTTTGGTTAAATCTGTTTTTGGAGAAGAACAGCCGAGCATAACTAGTCGTAATGGATATGAGCAAGTTGTGTCGCTGGGGAAATCGTTGTCGTCTACCTCAGCAATCCCATACATCCAATTGTGAAGGTGTGGATATTTTTTGATATGATCGCTTCTCATTCCTTGAACAAAGAAAAACCAACGATACGCTACTGATTTTTTGGATACCCTAATTATAAAATTAGAGAGCTCAAAGTAATTATCCCTCTCCCAAAAGGAATAGAAAAGATACTTACCCTCATCTGACTTTGTAAATTTATAGACCATGTTTATTCTTAACTTCTTGTAATGAATTTAAGATTTCATCTGCCGTCTCGACAAAATCGGCATCCCTCCCTTGCTTGACCATCTGTAATAAACTAATTATTTCCAATAGTTGTTTCTGGATAACCGATTTATATGTTTCATGAGCAGTGCCAAGCTCTTTATCAAAACGATTAGCCAAATTTTCTTTACCTATGAGAAGAAGAGTCAATTTGTTCAGTGTGTGCCTTTTCTTAATAAATTTTCCACTCGCTCAACTTCCCTCAGCAGATCTTCGTATCCTGCTATTTTTAAAATTTGCACTGCTTCCTCTTGATATCCTCTTTCCGTCAGTATATTGGCAAACTTTTGCAATCGTTGCACCAAACCAGCCTTACCACCAGGGAAACTCCTATATTTTCCGTCTGGACCTCTACTCACATGGTCCCAATCTGGTGGATGTGGAAACTTACTCAAAACCTGCTTGACCCACCAAAATTGTGGATTTCCTTTCAGGGACTCCTGGATGCAGAACGAAAATTGTGCTGCACTATCCCAACCCTTCGGCTCACCTCATGGCTTTCACCACAAGCCGGACTATACCACTATCTCTTTCGAGATACCCCTTGGTAGTCTCTGGGGCCCACTTTCATGTGCCTGCTGATTGTCCATTGTTGTATCCTTTGAATTTTCACTCTTTGGTATCAAAGGCTTTAGGAGTTTCCAGCATATTCGGGGTTTGCTTGCCATATCACTATGACAAGGGGCAAGTCTATCTACCCAACATATCGTTGAAACTTCGTATAATACGCATAGTTATGCCTTTTCGTACCTCCCTCGATTGGCTATTTTATAAAGCATCGAACTTTCTATATAAGGGGTAATTATATCAATAAGTTTTTCTGCCTCGGCAGCTAGAAACTTGATATATGGATATCTTTTGCCATTTTTATATTCAGCTGTATATTCAATCTTACAATTAATATTCCACACCTCTCTAAAATACTGAATAATAATATTGTGCTCCTCAATAGAGAAATCACAAGTCATCAACCTAACACCACCAGTCCGTACTTTATGAGCATCATCTTGATACCAAATCGCAATACTGAGTGGGGTTAGCTTGTTTAGGCTGTCTCGGGTTATGTGCTTCTTGTCAGTATAAAACTCTTTACGGAGAATTTCGAGGCTTGAAAAGAAACTGGTTGCCAAATAGCATTCTGTTTTGCCAGTTTTCTTGCTGACAGGGTATGTAAATCTTGGTTGTAATCGAACCAATTTTGTGGCTTTCCACTTCAAGTATTGTTCTTGATGTAATCCATGTCCTTCAGCAAAGTCAGCTGTTTTATCGTTTCTCGTATAGAGACCACCATCACCCAAAAGGCTCCCACGAATAACTTCTTCCTCTTCTGTAGTAAGGTGGTCATCAATTAAATCGAGATTATTTTCGACCCTAATCCCTTCAATCACACTTCTGGATTGGATACCGAATTTCTTCATCCACCTATGAATTGTTATACCACCAACACCTATTTCTTCACCTATCTGATGAGTTGATTTTCTATTTTGATTGTATTCCTGCTCCAAAAAGACTTCAATTGGCAGCTCCACCTTCTCTTCAATCTGCCTGATTTTACGCATCCTCTTGTATTTATCCATTACCCACCTAACTTGTCTGTACATCGTGCCAAGCAGATCCATCATCTACCTGTAATTTATGAGTTGTTGTATTGAATATAATTCTACCAGCCACCCCAGCAGTTGGTCTTATTGCATTATTGAATACCCCAACCTTAAAAAGTCCATTGGGCTGAATGTACCACGACCCTCCAGAGCCCTGAATGTCTCTAGAATTAGCACCACCTGCTTGTGAGATACTCAGAACAACTTTATTTGCATCTGTGGAGGGAGTATATAAAATTACAAGAGGCTTAGGTCCCTGATCAGAACGATGCTCCTGAATTACAACTCCTGGTGTAGTTGAGTTAGATTGCAAATCAACTTGTAGCGCACAATCACCAGATTGTCCTTGGCTAACGCCCAGTGTGGTACCACTGAGTGCATTTGCTATTTGTACAGGATTGCCCGTAAGAGTAATTTGATTACCCATTTTGTAGGCTGCTTGTAGATTTGCAACTGGTCCAGTTGTGCCCTGAATACCTTGAGTACCAGTTGCGCCCCGGATACCAGTTGCACCCTGAATGCCTTGAATCCCTTGGACACCCTGTACTCCCATCAATCCCTGAGCACCTCGACCACCTACTGGTCCTTGGAAACCTGTTGGTCCCTGGGTACCTGTCAACCCCTGGACTCCAGAACCAGTTGTACCTTGGGTGCCAGTTGGTCCTCGCATACCAGTTTGTCCCTGGATACCCTGTGATCCCTGAATACCTTGAATACCAGTTTGACCCTGAACGCCTTGCACTCCCTGAACACCAGTTCGTCCTTGTATGCCTTGGATACCCTGGATGCCTTGCACTCCCTGAACACCAGTTTGTCCTTCAATCCCTTGAGGACCCTGAAGACCTGTTTCTCCAGGATCTCCACCTCCTGGTCCTGTCTCTCCTCGAGTACCTTGAACACCCATTCCCGTGTTTCCTTGAGGACCATAGGGACCCTGAATACCCTGGACACCCTGAGGACCTGTAGAACCTACAGGGCCCACCGGACCAATATTACCCTGAATACCAGTTATTCCCTGAAGTCCTGTAATACCCTGAAGTCCTGTAGCACCCTGAGTTGTCATACCTACTCCTCAATCCAGTGTTCGTTGTAATCGTCGCTCTCTTCAATAATATCCAGTTGTTGCAACTTTGTCAGCAGCCTACTTTCCTTGTATAAGTTCAACTTGTGCCTATTTACTATCTTGCGAAAAATAATATTGACATCAGGATTGGGTTCTCGTCTGCAATGCTCCAAAAATTCCTCGGACAAGGAGTTATAAAATTCATCTTCATTTGGAGACGTCGCAGCAAATGAACCTATTGCATATAATGCACCCTGACCTGCAATAACACCAGGCTGTTCAATGTACGATGCAACCACAATATTGGACTTGGTAAGCTCATCAAAGAATGTTTGGGCATAAATCAATGCTTCATTGTAATTTTCTGTTCGATGTGTAAAACCCTTCACCACATTACCATCTGTGTCGCTCACAGATACACGATAGTAGAGTGTTTTGGCATCATCCTTCGCTTCCAAGTTGATTGTGTAGTCTGGGTTATCTATCATAACTTTTATGCAAAATATTGCCTAATCATATCTGGGGCAAAGCCATTTTCGGCAACAAACGACCCTGCGATAGGATAGCCCATATCTCTCATAATCTGTTGCAAAGAGAACGTTTCTCGGTCATTAATCTGAAACTTCTCTGCTACCTTTCGGAACGTTTCCTCAATATTCTTTCCGTTGGATATCTTTGCATTGATACAAAGACGAGCGATTGCAAATAGGAATGGATCAACCACATAGACGAATCCAGCAGACTTAGAAGCTGTCTTCAATATGCCAACACGACTGGCAGCGACTTCAAGCTGTCCCTTCACAACATCAACCAACTCTTCAACCTTATCAAGGGTCTCGAGCTGATTCATATTGAGCTCAGCATGATCTGCGTCCGCTGCTGCACCTTCAACAATTTCCGTTCCAAGATTGTCATAATATGCAATAGCCCTTCGTAGGCTGTTGATATTATCCGCACGAATCTCGGGAGCTGATCGTGAGGCATTTACACAATACTTTACAAAGTCATTAGCATTAGTCCAAGCTCCCACTTGGATGACTGGCTGAGGTTCGGATCCCTCTTCGACAACAATTGTATTGTCCTTCACACTATCCTCGTCCACAACGATATCTTTGGACTTGAGAAGATCCTCTTCCCTAACTTCAATTGCCTTCTTCTCCATGTTTTAACTCCTTGTCCTTATGAGGTTGCTCTCGGCTGTCTTAGTTGATTTATAAAATCTACCACCTGGCTCATCTCAGCTTGAGACAATCCTTGAAGAGCCTGCAGGAGATTAGACTCCTGTGTTATATTTTGTGTTTCGGCACTGGCTGCCTCTTCTTCTGGTAGTGGTGTCTCTTCGACTGGTGCTGCAGTAGGCTGACCTGCTTGCTGAATCTCTCCCAAAAGAGTATTGAGATCAGTTTGAATTTCGTTAGCTACAGCTTGGAATCTTTCTGGATAAACATCTGCATCATTCAAATATTGTCTTACAGCACTCAACTTATCATAGGCATTTTTAAATATGTTAGCTACTCTCCAATGAAAATTGGACCATTGCTTGTCAGATTGGGCTCTTGGACTTTCTCCTCGACCCAGCATCCAATCCATGCCCTTCTGCCCCATTTCTGTTGCTGTTTGCCATTGAGCCCGGACTACCTTGGCTGCCTCTTTCTCACCCTTTGCTTCTAACTTGTCTGCCAACTTGGTCAAACGCTCTACCAATGATGCACCGGGTGCAATCGCAGCACCTGGTGTAGCTGGTGGAACTCCAGGTATCGGTGCAGCTGGAGGTTGTGAAGTCGCTGGAGCAGTAGGAGCCTGAGGGACTTGTGGCTGTTGTGGTTGTTGAGTAAGAATGGTTTGTACAGATGCACTTGCCCTCTGAATATCTTTTAGTATGTAGTTAATCATTGATGTAATATCACGAAGATACTCTGGCTTACCAATATTCTTGTGCGACTTGGTTAGCAACTGATAGGCTGTGTTGAGTTTCTTCACAAGATCCCAATGATTTTGCCGAAGCTTAGTTAGTTTAGTTCTAACATCAATGTCGGGCTGCTTTTCCCCTTGGTACCAGTCCTTCATTTGCTGACCCTTCTCTTTCATCCACTGCCATTGAGCTTCCTTTTCAAGAGTGGTGTCAAGTAGAGAGGCTTCTTCGGGAAGATTTAGTTCGTCGAGTTTGTTGGCAAGGGCGATAAGGTGAGAATGAAGTTTGGAAGATTTTAGCCACTTTTCAAGTTCTTCAGCTGATGGAACTTCACCTGGCATCGGCTCCGAGATGCGTTCGTGAGGTGTTTTAGGTTCCTTTTGGGGTTCTATTTTTTCTGGTTCTGACTTTTTTGTCTTTGGGGATAATAAATCCTGTAATCCAACAGAAATCAATAGATTGCGAGCCTCAGGATGTTTTTTAATTATATTTCTCACAACCCCACTCGCCTCACTTGTTGTTGGAGCAAACATGCGGCTAAAAGGTCTTTGACCAAATTCTTTAAAAGCCTGTGTATGTGCTCGGTACGATGGGACGCCACTCTTTACCAGCTCAAGTGCTCGAATAATAGCTTTTCCCATATCTGGAATGTTATACGAATCATAGTTTTCTGGTCTTTTGAATTTCCATTCATCATCAGCACCTGTTGGATCTTCCTCTTCTTCCCATGCTGCCATTTTCACTTGCTGCTTCAGTACATCATCAACCGCTGATGCCATTTTAGACTCACCTTTTTCGTCGAGAGAGTTGGCAAGGGTGATGAGGTGGTTAATAAGCTCACTTTTCTTTTTGTGTGGTTTGAGACCAGTCGATTTAATACAAATTGCCCAGGCTTCACTCTCTGACTTTCCCGAGGCCTTGACACGGGCCACGCAGTCCATTAGCTTCTTTGGCATTGCAATACTCCCAACTCCTCTAATCTGGTACGAAGATGTTCCTCAGTAAGAGGCTCATCATATTTTATCTCGAGTAAAATAATGTTTTTGGTTTTTATAGCGGTTCGTTTGATGGTGTCGCAAGTCTGTTGGTATTCGAACGCTTCTTTGGTGCTATGAATAAAGTCAGCAAAGACAAAATGCTGTATTCCCTGACATTCAACAGCTAAATTATGTTTTGGATAATATCCATCTATTTCAAGCGGACTTCCTTTCGGAGAAAGCATCCAATCATAGCGTCTATTTCTTAGTGCTGCTTCATTAAGTATCTCATCAATTATATCAAGAATGTGAGTTTCCATAATATGACCAACAGGGTTATATCGACCTGTGGCGGACAGATAGCTGGCACGTGTTCGTATAGCTCCCCAGCTTCTATGAGGCAGTGAAGAAGTTATTTCTTTGATTGCTGCAGAGGTATAATACTTTATCACTAAATCATCTTCTGCTTTGGTCCAGATGGGCCCATGTAATTTCATTTCAAAACGAGATACTAACTTTTTTCCTGCTTGCCGAATAGCATCCCAGGTTCTATCAGGAAACATTGCCATTAGATCCTCCCGAGTAGCTGTGGCATATCTACTTTCCAAAATATCAAGATCTTCATCAGTCCAGATATCATCTCTGTGAGACATATCATTACGCCGTCCTGGAATATTCAACACATTAGCACGACTGACAATAGAATGCCACGTATGACGCGACAACATTTCCATAATCTGCTCTTTGGAATACTCAAGATTTTTGTAGCTCTGTGTAATAATTTTATCTTCCTCTTCGGTCCATTTCTTTTGCCCCACTCCAAGGTGTTGTGCCTTACCCATTATCGATTCCCAATTTCTGTTAGGCAACTTCTTTTCCATCTCTTCTCGATCACAAGTAGGATAAAATTCTTTTAATATTGACACCTCTTCTTCTGTCCAGTTCCAAATACAGCTGATATTCAACTTATTAGCTTGATACATTATGGAACCCCATGTTCTTCCTGGTAAGAGGCTCAACACCTTTTCTTTAGAAATTTTTTGTGGATATAAAGGATAATTTGTTTTTAATATATTCAACTCTTTCTCGGTCCAATTTTTAATCTTTTCTCCTGTTAGTCCTAATTCACAAGCTTTAGTTTGAATCGTGTTCCATGTAGTTTCTGGAAATAGCTTCAATAATTCTTGTTTATTTAGAGTGTTATATACTTGTTTAAGTTTATTTTCTACCTCCTCTGTCCAGGTGAATCGTTTCTTTTCTCCTAAAACATGAGCCATTGACTTGATGGCAATCCAATTTCTTCCTGGCAATTTGGATAAAAGTTCTTCTTTTGATAATGCTTTATATTGCCTAACTATATCAAGCTCTTCTTGAGACCAGATATTCCGCTTTATGGTGTTCAGTTTATTAGCCTTCCTCTTCAGCGAGTGCCAAGAACGACCTGGGAACAGGGACAACAATTCCTTTTCTGTTTTTTGTGGATACTCAACCCTAAGTAGCTCTTCTTCTTCTTTTGTCCAAAATTCTCTTGTCATATTCTTTTCTTTTCTATTAATCTTCGATATCTTATATCTCCACATTAATAGAAAAGACACCTTAAATTTTATTTTCTATAACTCCTTACCCATACAATCCGTAGAAACTAAAATCATGGTACTGGTAATAACTTCTATCCAGATTGATTGTTGAGAACCCCTCAAACAGCCTCGGGTAAATGGGGCTACCCCGGAATATCTTTGGTACCTCTCTACCCTCTGTTGATGTTCCTGCATTACAATTTACAGCGTTCTTTCCCTCTATAATTTGTGCCGCATAAGGACATTGCTTACCCGTCTTATACTTTTCGAATATCCTCTTGTTCTGGGCGAACTCTTGCTCTCGTGGCTCCATTTCCTGCATGGCAGCTCCTACTTCACTGCATCCACCAGGGATTGGTAAGCCAAAGGGGCAACGCTGCTCCTTAGATAAATTATCTTTTCTTATTTCTGCCTTTTTGCAAAAATTACAAACCGCTTCCGCCAAACTATGTCTTTTTTTATAAACACTTAAAACAGCATCAATCGCACTTTGCTGTTCAAGTGCTTCAACTTCTATAATTCTATCTAACTCGTCAGCTAACTTTGTAAATCCTTGCCTATCAAGCACATCAGCAACTTCAACTAATTCATCACCCTTACCAAAGTGGGCAATATTTTGTTCCAAGGTTGCCGTTTCTGCTTTTCTTTCCCAGGTTTCTGTGCCAA